TGTTGTAGCAGTGACAGTAATAAGGTTTGTAGCACCTGCTGATAGAGATGCTGAAGTGGATGTACAAGTTACAGTTACACCTGCTGTGTTGAAGTTGAAAGAACCTCCTGCTGCGATGGAAGCTCCTGCTTCGTTGAAGGTGAGTTCTGGCAATTGAAGATTCCCAGCATTTACAGCTGTTATATTAAGCCTATAATAAGAGTATGCAGAATATGGGGCTGCTATAGTAAGTGTATTATACTGACCTGTAGTATAAACGAATCCCGTTCTTGTATCTAATGTAGTGAAAGATATACCATCATTACTACCTTGTAAATTAAAATTAGTAGGATAGCCAGCAATACCACCTCTATAAAATATAGAATATGAACGTATTGTTACTGCTGATGTAAATTGGTATTGAATCCATTGTGTTGGTGTTGCTGATGGAGTCCAATCAGAACTTGTATTTGCATCAAAAGCTTGCCACGGATTAGTACTACCCATTATACTGGCCATAACAACACCACTTGGAGTTGTATTACTTGTCATAACAGGATTGAGCCTTGTTGATTGAGCAGCTAAAGCACTATTATTCAAGCTATTCACCGTAGCATTCACATCCATTGTAACGGTAAACCCATTGGTATAAACATCATCACCTGTGGTAGGAATACCTAAACTCGCACCGTCATTCCAGGTTGAGGTACTATTAAAGTTGCCATTCTGAACTGCCCAGCGTACCATATCTAACTATAAATTGCTGTTAAGTAATCATTCCATGCCACACCCCCAGCAGGCTGTGCTGTTGCTGTTGCACTAACACTACCATCTGCTGCTATTGTAAGCCTTGTAATAGTCCATACAGCTGATGCCTCACTACTACCTGTTAAAGCTATCCCACAATAAAGGAATGAGCCACTTGTAGCAAATCTCCTTATTGTATTGTAAGGATTGAAAGCATCCCAAGCATAACCATTCCACTTCCAAGATGTTCCTGAAGAAGTGTAAACCTGATTAAGCGTTGGACTGGATGGAAAATCTAAAGGCATTAAATATCTATTTGATAAGCGTTTACAAATATATCATCCACTTCTTGATTAGACAAGCCTAACACCGCCTGAATCATACTAACTGTAGGACTTGTTCTTTCGATGTTATTAGAATAATCCCAAGCGTATTGAGCCTTAATCTTAAACTCCTGTTCTGCCTGTGTTCCTGATGGGAGAGCATTGATAGCAGTAGTCACATCATCCTCTAATCCTTGTATAGCTAACTGCGCTCTAAGCTGCCACCTTGTAACCCTAACAGGAACACCATCCACAACATCCTGAACAAGAGGGAAAACAAGTTTACTCTTAGCATAGTTGTCTATGTTGAGGGATAGAAGAACATTTAATAAATGCAGTCTTTCATCCTCAATAAGTGCTGTTTCTCCTGTTGTTTCAAGGTCTGATGCTATCCTTGCTTCGAGCAAAGGCTTATCAGAGGATACTCTTGAATAGAGAATATCGCTGATGTATTTAGCAGCCTTCTCTGTTGTCAGATAGGGTTTGCTGTCTTTCTCAATGTAAAAGTCGAAGTTGTATGTCATAATATTTATAGAATTTTATAAAAGTCTTTTATGTTTTTTATAATATTATCTGCATTAGCTTGTTGAATTGAGTTGTATATAATAATCTCATACATGTAACCAGAATAGAAAAACTCACCCCTAAGAGAACCTGGAACTCCTATATGCAAATCGTATTTGCTTCCACCAACTTGCGCCCCGCCATAACCAGCTCCTCTAAATGTATAATTTTTTAATCTTGATTGATAATCAAATTCCATCTCTGCAGAAGCGTTACTAAAATTTACAGATAAATTTAACTTTGTATTTTCAAAAAAATAATCAAATATTATATTAGCTGGTCTGCTGAAATTTCTATTACTCGTTGCATAACTAAAAGAATCTACTCTAGGGCTTCTGTTCTCATAAGATATACAAAAACCAAACTCTCCAGTAAACGCATCCCCACCAGTATATGTCCCACCATTATCTAGTATAGTATATCTTGCACTCTGATTTGGCAGTAAAGATGGCTCAACAAGCATAACTATAGTCGATTTCCCAGCAGCTGAATTTATAAAATTAAAAGCAGCATTTCCACCTTGTCGACTATTTGTTCCAGGTATTGAAAGATATTGAGCTCCGCTGAATAAAACAGAGGCTATATTGTTTCTTATGACTAATCTTGGTTGCAAATTACTTGTTGGCTGAGTGAAATGGTAATTATTTCCGGATTGGTCATGCCACGTTTTTATAAAAATATCTTGGCCACTACAAAATATTCCAGCCTCGTTATAATTTACATATCCGTCATAATCGTATATATCCAATTCTGCATTATCGCTATTTCTCCTAATTGTTAGTATAGGGCCAGAGTATGTCGGATTTAATTTCCTAAGAGAAACAGCAAGCACTTGAGGCACATTAATAATGTTTCTAAATGATGGAGTTTGCTTTATCACATCACCAATAGCTAGGCCATTACTAAATCCAGCATCAAAGCCACTTCCTACACCAGAGGATAGTCCTTTTTCTGCTCCATTTTGCAATCCATTTAGTAATCCTATGCTCATTATTTTACTTTATTAAGCCGAATAATCCATTCCGTTAGCCATGATGAATGCAGATGTTCCACCAGATAGGTTTGCTAAAGTAGTAGCTCTTAATACGTCATTTGGCATTAATGGAATATACTGTCTTCCAGTATTATCAATTGGTAAGCCAGGAATGTTTATTCCATTCAAGAAGTCTACTACAAACCTAGCAGCATTTGTGTTACCACTTGATACGGGAATATTAACTAGCCCAACAGGAATTACAGTGCTACCTCCTCTTAAAATATACACAAATGTATTAATAGCTACAGTATCGTTAGTTGATGCTGTCAAACTAATAACCCTTCCTCCATTTGCCCCAGCTGTGTATATAGTAGTTCCATTAGTATTACTACCAAGCGTGCCTATTGTTGTACCTGTAAGAACAGCTACACCTGCATTTGGTACATTTGCAACTTTTATAATCGCTGAATTTGGTAAAGCCATGATATTAAAAATTAAATAGTATTCTTTGATTTGTCATTATCGCATAATCCACATCATCAGCAAAGCTATCCAAACTTGTCTTTACAAGGTTGTTTGTAGGATACTTTGTTGACGAAGTATCTAATGTTACATTCTCCTTATTAGCTACATTCTCAGGCGTAAAACCAATCTCAGTCAGCACATTCGTAGCGCTCACCACACTACCATTCCCTTTCAGTAACCCGTTGAATGTTGTTGCTGTAAGCGAATTTACGGTATTTGTTCCGTTTGCACCCTGTGGTCCTTGTGGGCCTTCTGGCAGCGTTTCCTGAACCCATTGATACGTATTAGCGTCGTGATAATATGTATATTGAACACCTGTATCGGAATGAAACCATAAAGCTCCGGCAGGAATGCTGTTAGTGCCTGTACCAGTAGGAGTGGTATTTTTGATGAAGTCTATAGCTACTCCGTTATCTCCAGTGTCTCCCTTATCTCCTTTATCTCCTTTTACACCTTGAATACCTTGGATACCCTGAATACCTTGTATCCCTTGAGGTCCTTGAGGGCCTTGAGCACCCACAAGAGAATCTAAGAAATCCTGTTCTGTGCCGGTATTCCCTTCTTCCAGCCATATCTCATAAGCACTCTTGCCATCTACACCTATAGTCCCATTAGCACCAGGAGGCCCTTGAATACCTTGAGAAGCTGTGATAGACACGTTTGTAGGGGCATTGCTTGACACAACTACATTCATTCTGATATTACTACCAGGAGTAATTGTTACCTCGGCAGGCTCAGATGAGCTTACCTCTACGAGCGGTTGTTGTCCTATGATTTCTACAAATGCCATTAAGCTGTAGTTATTTCTTGTTGTACTTTATATTTACCACCTATGAGCGTCTTTCTAAGACCATTAGAAAATGTGCATTGCAGGTCGTAGAAGTATGTTCCAGGAGTAAGAGTTGTTATGTAGTTAAATGTAACAGTGCTACCTGTAACAGTAAATTCAGAACCTGCCTGAAGCGTAGCTGCTATCGTAGGAGATTCTGAGTCTGCTTTGATATACATAAGCAGCGTAGCTCCTGTAAAATTCAAGGGCTTTTGCTCAGCATCCTTAAAGTTAACTACGGCATCAAAGGTATCCCCCTTAATAACCGTAAAGTTTACGTCTGCCTTAATTATGTTTGATACTTCTGTTGCCATATTATTTGAATACTTTTACTTTAAATGTTGCTGATGCCGGGTCAAGACTTCCTGTTCCATAATTAGAGAATCTAACAGTAACTGTATCTGTTGCGCTTACCCAAGCTGTAAAACAACTATGATTCAGATTAACTGAGTTTTGAATGCCTAAAGATACTACATCCCCTTCTGTTGCACCTGTTACTGTTATAGTTAAATCTGATTTATTTCCGTTATTCGTTGATGGGAAGTCAAGTGTAGCAGACCCTGAAATCTCATTAGCTATCTTTTGCCATCCACCACCTGTACCACGATACACATAGTTAGCTGAATCAGTAGTGCTGAATAATTGAAGGCCTGTTGCAGGTGTAGCTATCGAATCTCTTTGCGTATTTGTCATACGTGGCTGTAAGAAGCCTTTAGTCGTAGATACGATATTAACTAAAGAAGAAGTGTCATCTGTAGCTGTTCCTACAAGTAGATTACCTCTATGGCTTATTCTGACTCTTTCGGTAAGCGTCTGTAATGTAGTTCCAGGTGTAGTTGATGATGATGTTCTAAATATAACCGAACCGCCAACCCCAGCACCAGTACCTCTACCTGCATTAATTGTAAAGTTAGAGCCTATGGTATCTACCGCTGTTGGATATCCTGATGGTGCGAAGAAGTTTAAGTTTGCTAAATCAGGTCTTCTTACTCTGTGTCCTGCTCCTAGATAAAAGTCATTAATATAAGCCGTTCCGTCAAACCCGCCTCCAATAAAAGCGTATCTTCCAGTCAGACCAAGAAGAGTAGTGTCTGCGTTATTCGCATCATATCCTCCTCCTGCAACTAAATGTATTGCATTGCTGGTTGACGAAGGTATATTTAACGCATCTCCTGAAGATATGATTGTGTTATTTACCCCAGTAGTAATTCCTCTTCCAGCAGCTCTACCTATCATAATAGAATATCTGCCACCTGATGTCAAATCAAATCCAGCACTTCCGCCTAATGCCACTAACCCATTCCCTCCTGAAGATGTAAGTCCGGCAGCAGAATAACTTCCTATAGCTATTAAGCCTTGCTGTGTAGAAGCCCCACCTACAAGAAGTCTATTTGATGTTATTTTTATTTGGTTATCATTTGTGCTTGGACTAAAATTAAGTATTCCAGATACGTTAACATCTCCATTTACATCCAACCTAGGTACTGCTGTTTGAGCAATGCCTACGTATGATGTATCTCTGTTAATTAATACATTGCCTTGGTTGTTTATGGTAAGCCTATTTTGTAGTGTTTGTAGTGTAGTTCCAGAAGATGTTGCAGGAGAAGTTCTAAATATAACCGAACCTCCACGTCCATTTCCAGTGCCTCTTCCGGCATTGATAGTAAAATCGCTACCTATGGTGTCTATAGCTGTAGGATATCCTGATGGGGCAAAGAAGTTTATATTGCTTAAATGAGGACTACGAACTCTGTGGCCACCACCAAAATAATAATCTCTTATATAAGTTCCTGTACCTCCACCTCCTATAAAAGCATAACTTGAAGTTAATCCTAATAAAATAGTATCCGCCCTGTTTGACTCATGTAACCCTCCAACTATTTGTATTGAATTTGATGTATTTGATGGAACATTACCCCATCCATCAGAACCACCGATAAATATATTATTTGCCCCTGTGGTTATTGAGCTTCCTGCATTATTACCTACAAAAGTATTTCTTAAACCAGATGTCAAGCTCTGCCCAGTAGTTCTACCAATTAATACATTCTCAAATCCGGTTAAACTACTATATGTTCCACTAGGACTTATAAGAACATTTCTTGCTCCAAAATTTGACGGCAAGGTTAAATTATTTGCTCCCCAAACCAAGCTACCATCAGTACTATTTTGATTTACTATAACAGCTGAATTAGACGGACTTGTAGCAGCTAGCCTTAATATACCATTTACTCTTGTATTCCCATTTACATTCAGCGTATTCGTACTGTCAGGTACACCCCCTATGCTAACCCTTCCATTAGAGAAGAATCTTGTAGTATCAGAACTGCCTATAAACGTAAGTCTTCTCGTATTCAAATTGATATTAGTATTCTGATTCAAAGAACCTCCTAATCTGAAAACAGTGCTGTCTTTTGTAAGGCCGTTAGCAGCAGTGAACTTATACGGATTCAGCATCGCTGCCGTATCATTCTTTGATATACCTATGCTATCCTTTACAGCTACAACAGAATCTCCTGATGTAAAATAAATGCTATCTCTTCCTAATATACGGAATACAGATGTTAATCCACCTTCCGATATCTCTCTTGAAACAGTATCAAATGCAGGATAATAAATAGCTGCAAGCTCTAATCTGTTAGGTCCTACACTTGGTTTTAAAGGAACAGGTCTTTCTGTACCCTGCACCACTGTAGCTCCGGTAGTTGTCAAAGCAATAACGTCTATCCTGGCATTGGCATTAGCTGTCTTTACAGGAGATGTTACTGTCTGCTGGGTGGTTAAATTATAATACACCCCATTGATAAAGTACGTAGAAGGGGATACCGTGTATTGTCTTGATAATCCAAGCTGATTCACGTCACCTCCTGTTACCAATTTGGTATATGTTTCCTGAGATGCACCTGCTATTTTAGCCCAGCGCTGTCCGGTATATTGCCAAACAGAAGTATCTCCTGCTTTAGCAACTTGGATGATATAGCCCTTACCAGGCCATCCAGAGCCAGTCAAAGGAGCAGCAGGCGTATCAATGTAAATAGGTATGCTCATCCAATTACGAGCAAGGATACGAGTCACATCAATACCCTGCGGACCACCCAATACCATTGGAGGTTGAGCAGAAGCAAAGACACTTACAAAAATTAAAACAAACGCTAATAAAAACCTCATATTAATAGAATTGAATCACAAATACATCACCATTCATAATCGTATCCCCTACGCCTGTAAGGTTTACGGTAGAGCCTCCCTTGAACCAATCGTAAAAGTTCAATGCGTTTCTTACGATACGTATCCTCTTATTGAGAATCCTTGAATCACTAAACGAGGTAAGTCCTGCTGTAATATCAACCCCACCAACAAGGACAATGTCATCAGGAAGCGTAGCACCGCCACCTCCACCAGGAGTGGATGGGATAGCCAAATAATCGTCGGTCAACCCAACAAATGCCGAGCTTCCTGTGTTGTATATCGGAAGCTGTCTGCCGAAGTCGTAGATGGATATTCTACTAATTAACAGCGAAACAGCTCTATCTTTCTTCTCCTGCTGGATATATGCTGACTGATAAGACCAGGATACCGCCTTCTTTAAGACGTATATCAGCAATCTCTCCTTCTCATAACTATTGTCATTCTCAAAGAACCTCTCGTCGGTTGACTTAACGCCCAACTTGTACAAGGCTTTGTTAGCCCTGCTAATCCATGTCTGAACTTCAGTTGTACTATATTGTGGCATTAACCGTAGATTGCGTCGTTATCGGTGATGAATTTAATTCTGTCTATTGCATGCTGAGAGCTGAGGATGTCATTATCGGCTTCTGCATTTTTAGCTGCCTCGATGTCGATGACAATCTTCATGCTTTCTCTCAGATAATCGTTGTTGTTTACAAGTGCCGGCTCGATAGTCATTTTATTAACTCTCTCAAACAGAGCCACTTTGGAGTAGCATACCAGCGTAACCACCTTTGAAAGGGAGTACACGCTACCTACCACAGGGGATGCCGGAGTGATTTCCAAGGACACCGTAAAGGCGTAATCCTGGTCAATATCCGTGATAGTGATAACATCGCTCGGATAGGTTACGTATGAGAAGTTTATGGACTTATACAGGCTCCCGTCTGACTTATAGATGTACAGATACCTGCTGGTCATAGCAGCCTTTGTTTCGGGTGCTGCGTAGTTTGTGGTATCTGTTATTTGAAATGTTGTGCAGTCTGCGCTCTGACTTGCCGTAAATGCTGCTGTGATGGGCATCTTGCTTATTTTAAACAAAAATAAAAAAACCCCTCCGTAAAGAGGGGTTGTTTATATCCACACTTTCTTATCTAGAATCCGCCATCGCCTAAAGCTCCTGCTCCGCCTCCTAAGCCTCCTGTCCCTAAAGCTCCTGCTCCACCTTCGAAACCTCCTGTTCCTAAAGCTCCTGCTCCACCTCCATATCCGCCACCTTTCTTCTTTTTTTTCTGCATTTCGCGCTCAAACTGCCTTTGCTTAGCCTCTATGTCTTTCAGCATCATATTAGACCATTTCCTGGCATCACCTGTCATCATGCTAAGCGCATATCCATATTTACCACCAAGAATTTTTAGGTTAAATATTATTGAATATGCCTTTAGTGCCGCTGCTGTATAAAGTTCATCCTTGTCAATCTCCTTGTTTTCTACAGCCTCCTTTCGAAGCTCGTTCCATGTCTTTGCGAAAGATACAAGTTGCACAAGCTCTGAAGATGCGGTAATAGTAGCAGCAGTTTCTTCCCAATCCTTGGTAGCCTCTCCTGTATAATAATGCCTGTCAAGTGCTGTAGCGTAGTCTTCCCCATGTATGATGTCTATTGGTCTAATGTTATAAACGTCAAACCATACGCTTTCTACCTCTTTTATCTTTCTTTTACGCTCTTCTATCTCTTTTTTAGTCAATCCTTTTTCAGCAAGTTTAGCTACAGCGTCCTCCTTCCAAAGATTAAATAAAGCGAACCCTCCTGCCATCTTTATTCCGTAACTCGTTTGAGGGTCTAAGGAAACAGAAAGAGCAGCGCCTGTAAGGTCTCTATAAATATTATCTTTCTGCTCTTTAAACATTTGTTTCATCTTATAAAGTTGCCTTTCCCAAAACTTTGGATTAAGAGCCTTTTTACGCACATCTTCTTTATCTTCTTCTTCACCGGCAAGCATGATAACACCTGTTGCTGTAACAAACAAAAGACCTGTATATTTTCTTGTCAATGTATATTGTATAATCGGAATTAGTTGCTCGAAAACAGCACTATTTAATTTAATTGCTCTGTCTTTAAATGATAACCTACTGTTTAATGAGAACGCCTCTTTTATATTGCTCATAAAAGCACTATGTTGAACACCTGCATATCCTTGCAAGAATCCTGTAACAAGAGCCGTTACATCATCTTTTTTTATAGTAAACCAAGCTCTGTCTGTTTTAAATATTCTATTAAGCAAGTTTCTTACACCTCTGCTTAAGAATCCACCAGTTGCTCCTGTACCAACCGCAACAGCCGTACCTACAGGACCTCCTATAAGAGTACCTGCTACGATTCCGATGGTAGGAACCATACCTGGGTTAATCCTTAATGGGTCTCTGGTAAATGACGATAATCCATATTGCTTATCAACAAACGAGTCTGCAACAGAAGACGCTTTTTCTACGGTGGCCAAATTCAATGCCCTATAGATACCTCTTTCATCTTCAAATGCCTTATGGTCGAAATCCTCTCCTGTTAATCGCTTGAACGCAGTTTCAAACCTAATCATCCATGCTAGCTTTTTAGGTCTGATATCCTGCCACCCAATTAATTTCTGCTCTCTTTGAAGCTGTTCTGTAGACTTTGAATATTCGTAAATATAGTTGTCAGGATACAAGTTCATTGTTCTCGCTATTTGAGAACCAGTAAACTGGACAACCTTCATGTAGTCTTTCCACTCAAATTTACCTTTTGGCGTTCTGTACGCAAGATTTCTTGGGTCAATAAGCCTCCATGTCTGACCAGGCATTTCTCTGTTTGCAGACGCTAACGCAGATGCTGTTTTTAATATATTAACAGGATATTCGAGAGCAAATTGCCTTATTACAGATATAAGATAACTCTTTGCGGTAAACGATTGTATCCCCGACAGAGCCTTAAACATAGTCCCATAACTATCGCTAAGAGACTTTTCATTTTTTAAGAGATTTGCATTAAGTCTTTCTGTTGCATAAAGCTCTATACCTTGCAAATACCTTGCTGCAAACAAATCTCCGTCTGCTTCAGCCTTTTTAGCAGCTTCATTGATACCTTTAATGTAATCAAGATATGGCTTTACTTCAGCTAATAGATACAGCGATTTTATGTTATTGAACAGTACTCTGTTGCCATCCAAATCAAGCGCTCCAACATTACCCCTTCTTGACTGAAGCATGCCATTTGCAAGACCTCCATACTCAAATCCTCCGTTCAGGTAATTTTCCGTATCCGTGATTTCAGTTACAGCCTTGTCTTGACGTACTCTTCTTGGGAAATAGTTTTTAAGGAATCCTTTTAAGTTTCCAGATATGACCATTGCAGCCTCGGTAAGACCTTCTGTCTCATTAATTACCTGCCTCCAAATGTTTAAGCCTTCTTTTTGCTTAGGACTTAATAACGCCATCAACTGGCCTTCATTCAATCCGGCAAGCGTTGTTGTTCCATTATTAGTTAACGCAGCATAAGCGATTGTATTGACAAGGTTATCGTAATTCTGTTCAACATCAGCCTTGTATGTACCAGGAGACTTATAATGCTCAGCCATTGTCTTATCTGAAAATATAGGTCTTCCATTTTCATCCGTCTTAACGCCTATTATATTTCTCTGAAGAACTACATCAATAGGAGTTTCTCCTTCTGCAAGGTTGGATATATCATCTATTTGATTGGCTATTATTGTTGTCATCCTAACGGATATATCATGCAACAGCCTTGCCTGATATCCTCTCTTTGTAAGTTCTTTTAGTTTAGCGAATAACAAATCCAATCCTGCTCCATATTTAGAACTAACAGCAGCTATAGCTTTCTTGATAGCCTTATGATTGCTATTGTCTGCAAATGCAAGCATTGCTGACCTTAACTGCTCAAGTTTAGGTTGCGTTTTATTCATTGCAGCTTCTTGATGACCAGACATAGGGCCGAATATATCTCTTTCAAGCATACCCATGTCAAACTCATCTTTTTCAATTCCTGCAAGTTCTACGTCTAACTGATGAATCCTTAATGTTGCAAGGTTGTTCTTTATTGCTTCAGGAGACACACTACCGCCTTCTACATCTGTTAAAAGACGAGCTGTTTCTCTAAGTGCATTAACAAGTCCACTTGAAGAGAACTTGGCTCTTTTTTCTGAAAGATTTTTAGCCCACTCGCTGGTTACTGTTTCAATCTTATACTTGATAGCAGATATATATTCTTTGTAAGCATCATAGTTATAGTTTCCGTCATTATAAATATCATCAAGTGCATTATTTAATGACAGCAGCTTTGATGGCTTGTTTTCTGCTAAATAATTTAAGTAATTATCAGTAAGATAATGATTCAGCATCCTTAAGAACTGATTATAAAGGTCTGTGCTTTTTATCTTGTTTCTTAAGTTAGATACAGGAGCAGCCTCTGTAACAGCCCCTCTTCCTAGTTCATAATCAGCCAATAACTTAGATACACTTACCCTTACGAATGGCTTGCCGTCTGTTTCTCCTCTGCTGCTTATTTTATCTTTAAAAACATCGGGGACTTGTGATTCGTTATCGTAAGTAAATGTAACAATATTTCCAGCCTGCATGTCCCTAACCTGCTCTTCTAGCGTTGGCTTCCCGATTTCCTCTGCGCCCTCTGGAGCTTGCTGTGCTTTAGCCGTAACCACAGGAGACGCTAGCTCTTTTTTCATTTGAGCAATCCTGTTAGAAAGCGAACCTCTAACATCTTGTATCTTATCGGATACCATTTGGTCTATTGGCTTCGGAAGAGCTGCTCTTAACTCATCATATTTCTGCTGTAGCTGTGTTTGTTGTTCAGGAGTAAAAGCATTCGCCATGCTCTTCTTTTCTGCTATATTATCCATTGCAGACTGAAGACGCATAAGAGATTTAAGGTCTGATAAATCCAATGCACCTGTCTTAACTTTTTTATTAAGATTTGTAAGTGTAGTATTTAACTTATCAAACTCTGTTTTAGGCGCTTGAGTGTTTGGAGCTGTTATAGTATTTAGCACATTAAGCGCAGCGTCAATCTTTGTATTATCACCTTTAGCTATCTGTCTTAAATGCGTATTAAATAAGCTCAATTCTTCAAGCGTAGCATTACTCCTATCCCAATCATTTGGGCTTACTGACAGAATATTTGCTATTTTAGGGATAAGTTCTCCTGTATATTCTGTTTTGGTTTTAGACTTTATCTTATTAATAAGTCTTCCCATATCATCTATCATCTTCCTTCTGTATCCTTTCTCTACGATAGCAGATATTTCTCTTGAAGCCTCATCCATTGATGCCTGAAGGTCTGGGCTTTTATCAAATACAACGCTCTGGATTTCTCCTACAATTTTATTAACCTCGTTTGGCGTCAACTCCATTCCTCTGCCAAAAGCAGCGTTCATTGCTTTGAACATGTCTCTTAGAGAAGCCACCATCTTCTTTGAGTTATTAGACAGCTGGCCTATACCTTTTATTTGGCTTGCTACAAGGATTGACATATATTTCCTTGCTGACATGTTCACCATTTCAGCTTCCAAAGGAGATATCTTTTCGGTTCTTGGGAAAGCAGCGTTAACAGCATCTCTAGCTATACCAGATGCCGCTTTAACAAGAGTTATAGATGGTATATTTACAGGATAGTTCCCTCTTGCATACATGGAATCTATCTTGTTTATAAGTTCAGAAAGTATGTTTTTATAAGCTTTAGTAGGAGTTGTCTTACCATCCTTCTTTGCTTTGTTTGCTTTAACTATGTCATCGGCTATTTGCTGTGCTGCATCAACCAAAGACCTTACTTGTGGAGTAGCAAACATACCCATCACTTGAGCTTCAGTTTGCGCTGTTCTTTCTTGCCCTCTTAACTCATTAATCTTCTTATCAAGTTCCTGAGCAAGCACATTATCAGGCTCGATATCCTTTATACCAAATTCTCTTTTATTAGCATTTATATATTCTATAGCTTTACCAAATGCGCTATATGCCGCTTCATCAACATTGCCAAACCTATTCATCTCGGCAGCCATAATTCTATCGAGAAGTTCTTTTATTTTAGGCCTTACCCCTTTCTCGAAATCAGCTACTTTTCTGTTGTACGCTTTTTCAATTATTGATGTAACATTTGCTGTAACCTCATCTATGTTTTCTTCAGAGAATGGCTTAGCAAATACCGCATCTTCCATCTCTTTCATTATCTTTCTAAACTCAGCATCTGTATATTTAAGGTCTTTCCCAAGCTTAGCGTTCATCGCCTTAAATATGTCATTTACAGCTTTTCTTACAGCCTTAACATTTTCAAATATTTTAGCACCTGCTCTTGCCTGCTGTCTCATTAAGTCTGCTATGTACTTTCTTGTAGACATAGTAACTTGCTCCACTTCTTGAGCAGACATTTTTTTAGCACTAGGATATGCTGCATTAACAGCATCTCTAGCTATAGACTTAGTAAGTTCAATCATTATTTGCGGAGATGCAGCTTCTGGCACTCCTCCAGCCTCGTACATTTTTTGTATAGCTTTTTGAACAGTAGAAAATACCTTCTGATAAGCTACTAATGATGACTTTTCTGTATTTTTTAAGCTTTCTGCTACTCTATTTGCTATAGTAACAGCACCTTGTATTCTTGGATTTGAATAAATCTGATTTATCCTTGTTTGCCTTTGCTGTTCTTTTATCTGCTCATCCGTCATGCCGGCCATTACACCAACCTTCTCTATCTCAGCAACTTTTTTCATTGCATCAGTAACATCCTTCTCGGTGTAGTTGTTATCTGCTGCAACCTTCCTGATGGCATCCTGAAGAGCCATACCACCTTTCACTAAAGCCTTTAATGCCTTTACCATCGTCTGGATGGCAGCTAAAGGTATAACCCTTGTAGCATCACTAAGCTTACCTGAATTAAGTTCTTTCCCGATAGCCTTATCAATACCATCAAGAAAGTTAAATACCTTTTCAAGATTTGTAGGCTCTTTAGTATCGGCTGTTAATAGCTCATCTACATTGACTGGAGCAGCTTCCGCTACGGGTGCAGCCTCTGCCGTTGGAGCAGCAGGTGCAGCAGGAGCAGTATAGCCGGTATCAGTAATCCATTGCTTAACCTTATCAACAACAGGTTGACCTAGTTGCCTTACAGCACGGTCTTCACCTTCTGTTACTTGCTGAGCTAGTTCGTCCATCAATTGAACCTCCTGACCAGGATTTATTGTCCTAGTATAGTTTTGCATGGCAGGAGTCTGCTCTGGAAGAGCTGTTATTTCTTGGACGGCTTGTTGCGCTTGGCTGCCGAAATTGCGATTGCGAGTATCTGGGCTTGGCTGCGCGGTCTCCCCGACTGCCCCTTCTGCTTGCCTTTCTTGAGGTTGTCCTTCTTGAGTTCCCGTAGGTTGTACGATATCGCTTGGTTGACCGACTTCTTGCTGCGGTCTTTCGCTGATTTGAGTGGCATCTTGTGGAATTTGAGTTTGAGTAATAGGAGTTGTTTCTGTTACAGGTGCTGCTTCAGCAGGAACTTGTCCTATAATTTCACCTGTATCTGATATAATATTTCTTTGTCTTGCAGGAGCTTCTGCCTTTACCTTATCTACCTCTGCATTAAGGCCTGCATCATCTGTATAAATCTTTACATTACCGGCAGCTACCTCTTCCTTCACTTCCGGTGTATTCATCACACTCTTTACCCCATCAGGAGTTGAAGTAAATACAACACCTGGCTGTATCTCGATGGTGGCAAGTGGCGTAGTTCCGTTGACTACACCTTCTATTTCCTTCTCCTTAGCTGCAATCTGCTTCTCAACAGCTTTTCTTGCAGATGGGTCCGTTACGTTATTCAGTGTATTTTTTAACTCGACAACCTCTTGACTAAGAGATGCAAATATCTGCGTCTGCTGAGGATTCAATCCTATCTGCCTGGCTTCTTCGATAGTTTTAGCTACCGTCTGCACTTCCTTCATTCCTTCACCAAGAGTCTCCTCATCCATATCATTTGCAAGGGCATCCAGTTGTACGCCTGCCATTGCAGCAGTTTCTCCATTTTTAATAATTGATGCAGCGACGGATTGTGTTCTTACACTTGGAATATTCTTTTTATCAAACAAGGCTTTGTACGAAGAAGACACGCCTAAGCTTGCACCCCCAAGGATACCACCAACTGCGCCTCCTTCAATAGCTGCATTCATAGCATCTTTTGAGAAGAAAGCCTGCGTAAAACCTAATTTAGCATCTGCTCCTGATGACAATTCAGATGCTGTCTGCCAAGCCTCTTCAAGAGCGTTAGATGCAATACCAGTCCCTATCTGCCCTAGTCTTTTAGACACGGGCGTTTTAGCTGCCTTAAGTCCTGACAAAGGAGCAAACATTCTCTGTACAAGTACCTCTGACAGAACAGTAGGGAAGTTCTTTATAAAAGATTCCTGACCTGCTGCTCTTGCAGCTTCCATATCACCTGTATTCTCTAGCACTCTCTCCATTACACCACCGCTATTTTCAATGCTTTCTGAACCAAAAGCTATAATACCACCTATGTATGGATTTTTAGTTAGAGCTGTTGTAAGCATACCTGCTGCCATTGAAGGACCTGACTGAGCAATGGATTGCGCCCAGTACCCTGGCTTAAACCAATTCTGACCTAATGGAAGCTTTTCTATGGAGTAGTTAAGTTCTGCTGTCTTACCTGAATACTTCATGGCATCAATAGCATCAGCCTCAAGTCCAAGAGCATTTAATACAAGAGCTGTTTTACTCTTAAGTGAGCCAAGTGCCGACATGCCAGTTTCGGTAAGTATCTTACCAATAGCAGTTGTGCCAACCATGCCACTCATGCCACTCATATCAATGAGCGACTGAGCATAGCCTTTATTCTGTTCTTCTCTTGCCTTTGTTTTGCTGTCAATTATAGAGCCTATATCTTTTGTGAACTGGTCTACTTGAGCCTGATTAAGTCCTTTTAAATAGGTCTCTGCCTCTGCCTTAAACGCAACATCCATCTCCTTATTTATCCTCTTAACAGCATCATTTGTCTTTGATACTTCTATTTTAATGTCAGCAGCTATGCTGTCAGCTATCTGGTCGTATTTAGGATTTACGAACTGAGCATATTCTGTATCAAATATCTCTTTGGCTCTTCTTTCAAATGACTCCTGAAGTGCCGGCTGATAGATTCCTGTAATTCCTTCAAGCTGCTTCATTGCCTTATCTTGTGCAGCAGCCCAATAGAAGTTAGCGTCAACAGAAGCGTCTGAAATAGCCGAAGAATACTTTTCCTGTATCTTCCTTACCTTTTCTTGCAGAAGCCTCTCTTCTGTCTCTATTTGCCCTTTAAATCTATTTTTGACATCCGTTTGCTTACTTAACAAGAATGCTTTCTGTTGAGCTTCAGTACTACCTCCTGTCATCTTCTTGGCTATATCATCTCTTCCTTGAAAAGTAGAAAGAATAGTATTTAAATTTTGCTTATCGCCTACCTTACTCCATAAAAATGTTTTCAGGTATCTTCCTGCATTGATTCCTTGTGCAGAAATAGCCTCATCCATATCCTTCCTCAACAACCCTTCGTCGATATATTCTACGCCTGCTGTATTCTTCTTGATGTACTTTTCTACGTTACCTCCGAACTTTATGATATCATCAAAGCTACCAAACAGATAATCTGATATTTTATCAGGTACTTTGTTTTTTACTAAATCATTGATTACGCTGTTCTTCTGTATTAATGCCTTCTGCTCATTATTTGCAAGCTCGGATTTGAATTGCTCGGTCTCTGCTTGACTACCAAATGCAGCAGGAGTTTCCCTAAAGAAACTTCCTTGCGTAGAAACAGATAATCTTTTATTTGCCTTATTAGTTTTTGCTATTGTCGCATGCTGTTCAAATGCCATTTCGGCTCCTGACAAATCACCTATTTCAAGCTTCTTTGCTTTCTTGGTCGGTAATACCTGTTGTTGCTTCTTAGGCTTTATAGGCTCTGTAATAGCTGATATATCCCCAAACTTAGGTTGCTGAGGAACTATCGCAGGAGCTGGAGTAACAGTTTGATTTGTTTTAGGAACAGGTTCTTGAAGTCCATCCAATTGCTGCTCCTGACCTAGTTGTTCTTGGGTGAGTTGTTGTTCTGCCATGTGTCAAATATACTAATATTTGTAAATGATAGGTATGTATTATGTCAACAGATATGAGGGTATTTTCCCTGCACTTAGTAGTGCGGCTTCAAAAAAGCGTGAGTCATTGCTTTTTAGCTCATCCAACCAAAGATTCCCGACCCCTGTTACTCCAATACTAACCTCTTATATCCTGGCTGATTAGTATCAGTAATTTATTATCGGAGGAATAGTTTTTTGCCAAGATTAAATCACGTGCAGGTACTCGGTGTCAACCCTAAGACAGAGCGAGATATTTACTATTCCCATGCCTAACAGTCCTATCACAACCTAAACCTCAAACCAACTGTTAGTTACCTTTATGGATGTATTTCATTGTACTCATGTGGGTGAAATACGGAAAAGACCACAATTAAAAAACCCTTGCAGATTACGGCTACAAGGGCTAATTTAAAAGGGTCTTATCCTTAAAGATTAACCCGAATATGTACCGTAATTACCTATTCGGATTTTCTAACAGCAAATCTAAGGAGGACTTTTCAATCCTCCAAATATTTGTTTATTTATTTTAGAAATTCATTATAAATGAATTCTCAGCTTCTTGGATGGCTGTCTTTTCCCCCATAGCAGCATTAATAGCTTTAAGTGATTCTGGGCTTGTTTGAGCTTGTTTAGCTAAATTAATAACATTTATAACTCTTGATTCTAATCCAGGCTTATCAGGAGATAGGTCAAATATTTGTATTGCTCTTTGAAACCATAAACCTGTTTGAGGGTCTTGCCAAATACCTTCTTGGTCTGTTCCTGTAAAAGACTTAGGGTCTATAACATTTAATGCTTTGCCTTTTGTTTTCTTAGCAAACTTTTTTGCATCATCTATTTCTGTTATAATAGCAAATCCTTTGCCATCATCAGCAGGTTTTTTAATAGGAATATTAGTAAGCAATTTAGCTTGTTTTGTATTTTGGTCTACCTGAAGCCATGCAGGTGTAGCAGAGGAAATAGTCTGATTACCAACATTAATCATAGGATTTACAACATCCATAATTGCTCTTGCGTTGAAGTTTGGAGAACTTAAATTCTGCGCAATCCATTTATAAACAGGCTGTCCTTGAGTCTTTTGCTTTTGATTCTGCCACCAAGCACTAAACCTTCTTTGAGACTGAATCATATTACCTACAGAAGTATCGAAATCCTCCTTAATCTGCATAGGCAATGTATTCTTCAAAGCCTTATATGCGCCATATTCAAACCCATTGCTTATACCTGCTGTTTTATCGCTCTCATCAATAGTAACCTTCTCCTTTATGCCAGCAGCCTCGTAAACCTTGTTAAATGTCCTAAATTCAGCATTAACACGGTCCTTCTGCTCAGGTGTAAGAGACTCCCATTCCCTGTTTAACTTATCAGTAGCATCCCTTTCCTTGTTCCTAAATGTACCTGCGTACATATCAATAACAGCTCCAGGTCTTCTCATCTGTATTGTTTTAGATTGAATAACAGGAGCGCCAAGGTTATATCCGGCTAACTTAGTTACGAACTGGTTAGTTTCTACATCTACCTTATCTACGCTTTCAATGTTCTTCTGTAGCTCTACCTCATCGAATTTAGAATACTTTTCAAGCTCAGGAAGGTCTATTTCGTCAATACCTATTTCCCTTCCATTGGCAAGTTTCTTTTTAAATCTTGACCTATTAGGGTCGTCTAACGCAAGTCTCTGAAGTCTTACAATTTCTATTGAATCATCAGACATCTTTTCTTTATCTGAGTTAACAGAAGCGTAAGTATCAAATCTAAGCTGTTTCTCTTTCTCGTTTTTAGACCTTTGTGTCTCGTACAGAAAGTTAGCTTTCAACTCATTAAAGTTCTTGTATTCTTCAGTTCCAGGTTGTAGCCTACCGCTATTCTGAGAATAGTAATTAGTTACATCATTATACAGCCTATTAAGATAAGGAAGGTCTTGAGTTCTACCTCCTGCCCTTGCTGCTGAAAGTTCTGAAATAGCCTTATCTGCTTCTTTTTTAGCCTCTGCCTGAACTTTTCTACGCTGAGCCTCTTGAGACATTATTGTTCTGTATGTTTTGCTCATATCAAACACCTGAGCTTCGTATGCGCCTACTGCTGCTGGTTCCGGTCTAATTAATGACATGTTATTTTAGTTTGTTTATCTATTGCGTAAAATATTGCTATTAAATGCTTGAGGTCCTCTGTATAGAGACAACGACGAAGGGCTTAAATTATATGTCTGAGACTGAAATAAAGGTTGAGTAGGCCCTGATAAAAATCTAGCATTAGGATTAAATCCAACTGTTTGAGTCCCAGTTGTATTTGTTCCTACTCCACCTCCTAGCCCACCCATTGCAGCAATTGAGCCCATAAAATCAAAACCTCTAAACATATTTTGAAACCCTGCGCCAACTCTTGCTCTTCTTTGTAATTCTAAGTTTTGAAGTCTTTGGCTTTCTGTTTGAAATTCTATGTCTTTTCTTCTTCCAAAATTTTCTAATGCCTGTATCCCTAGCAATCTATTTCTTTGCCTAATCGCTGCATCTTGAGCAGCAATAGCCAAAGATGACCTATCCATTTGCGCCTGAATATTCCCAAGAGTAGCTAATCCCCCTCTTCTATCTTGAGACCCCCTTAATGAAAAAATTGCAGCTTGTTGCGCAGCTTGTTCAGCCATCCTTTTCGATGACTCATCCATTCCTTGTCTACTTAAATCCATAGACTCCTGAAAAGCTTGGTCGTATTCTTTTGGCCTTTCGTATGGCTTTTGCTCTACTTTAGGTCCAGCTGTTAATGCCTGAATGCCACCAAATAGAGCTTGTGCGCCACCGGCAATAAGGCCTATTCCTAAAGGGCCTATTGCTTCAATCATCCCATCGCTAATGGGCATTATCTTAATAAAATGTAGTATAAATCCTAGCATATCAACTATTTGTTAAAGGTGATGGAATATATTTCAAAGATACAGAAATTAATCTCTGTTCCGTTGTTAATGAATTTGTTAGTGCTACCTGTGCATATAATCCCTTCATGCTGTCTCCCTGATACTTACCTCCTGCACTATTCTCGTCTCTTTTGATGGTAGCGTTAAACTTGTTCTCCTTGCTGTTGATGGTAAATGCTCCTACCGTCTTTTGGAAGTCTGAAACAGCTAATCCTGACAGCTGATTAGTTAATGGTCCAGTAGTTACCGTTCCTGTCCAAAGGCCGTTAGATAACTCCTCTATAGCCGTATAAGTCTTCTTCAGTTGCAGATTGCCATTGAATACTGTTGTTACAGATGAGCTTTGCTGCTCTCCAAAAAAGTTGTTTCTGGTAGCTGAATCGTGTATATATATATGCCATCCTGGATTAATAACGGCAGCTGGATTTGAATACAAACTATATATAAACCCATTAATAAACTGAAATGATTGAGCTTTAGTAAAACCATAAAAACTTTCAAAAAACTTATCAGATTCAGAATATGATACTATATAATTTGTAATAACATTATTGCTTGGATTTATGCTTCCAATAAGCATAATTACATTTCTGTTCTCATAATTAAAACAACCGTATCCATAAGAATTGATATTGATATTGGTATTAGCCCATGACGCAAGGTCAAATGTGTCGCTTATATTAGTAATTCCATCAAGGCTGGCTCTTACAATCGCCTTATTGTTGGCGTCTATAAAATAGTCTCCAAAGTCGGTAGACACAAGGCTGCTTCCGTACTTATCAATACCATACTCTCCTGAGTAGTAATTAGGCTTATTTAACAGCTTTTCAGATAAAGATACCTGTGTAGATGACGCATTATCAATGATGATACTTCTAAAAATAGGTATCATGGCTGTTTTATACAGCTGAAACATTCTGATGAAGTTCTCCCTTGTCTTTAATCTAAGGATATCGCCAAAGCTAGCATCCGCCTCTTCAAAGTTTTCTGGATAAAATCTATTTAGATTATTTATGTTTGTTCCGTAAATATAGGATTGAGAAAATCTCAACATTGCCGGGAAGTATTGCGTCTTGGCAGATTCATCAATAACAAGAGGTCTACCTTGACTCCAGACACCACTTTCCCAAAAATCACTAAAGTTGGCATCCATACAAGTATATTCTGTATATTGAACAGAACCACCAAATTCACCAGTAACAAGCTTCCTTAATTTTGTATAATAATCGCCATCAGTAACCCTAATGATTGCAGGTTGAACACCAGCTCCTATTATTTGATTTTGCGCGGAACCATTATGAACAAGATTTCCATTAATATCAGTAACTACGTTAAATCTTTCCCCTATTTCATAATAAAAATTCTCGCTATCGTTTGAAATGACCGCTGCAGGCCTGAATATTTCAATTAAATATTTATCATTTGTATTAAAAGATATATTCATTCCTGCAACGAAAGCTAATTTTAAATGAAAATCACTTCCGCCTTTTGCTACAACTCCTAGTATTTCATGGTCTTTTTGACCTACTACCACAGAGCTTGATGTAATATTTTTAATTATTCTAACCCTGTCACCCTTTACAAAAGACGTAGGCCCGTAATTTATTATTGTTCCTGATACAGGAACCTCTTGGCCATGCTGTATTATATTTTGAATATTTAGATATATATATGCAGCAGGAGTATTACTTGTTTCGTTTACTATACTAGCTTTTGTAATTAAAAACTTTGAAAACGAACTTGTAAGCTCTTTTGTTCTTACTAAATGATAATAACTTGCCCAAGAAGGAGGAGCGTGATTTATTTCAAGTTGCACAGAAAATATTTTTGGCTGACCTAAAATCTCTTTATACTCCGGTATATCTACGGTTAAATTTTTGTTATTTCCTATGTAAACACCATTTGTCTTCCCGTCGCTACTATAATAAGCAATACCATACTTATATCTTCCTTTCCATTTAAGAGTAGAAACAGAATCTGTAGAATTCCCTGTAGCGCCAGTAAAAGGCTGAAAAGTAAAACCAATACCACCACCAACAAACTGGCTCGAAATAAAATAATGGTCAAAATTATTTAGTATAAAACGAAATACAGTAAGATTGCCTATGTTATTGTCTATTATTATCTCAACATTAGCGCTCGTAGAATTAAGCGCATCTCTTATGCTTACAATTGCATCATATAGTGTTTGGCCAGCAGTTACTGTGTAGTTTATTGGCGGTTCAGGAACAGATACTAAGGTATTTATATCTAATGGGTCGGATTGGAATATATTAAAATTGAACGTAATAACATCTCCAGTATTTACAGTTCCGCTAATTTCAATAGATTGCTGCTGATTATAGTATGTGTAAGGAGGAGCTGTCGGGTCAAATAATATATTGTTATTTGAACCCTCTTGGATAGTAACACTACCTGGTATTGCAGGAGTTGATTCAATAATTGATGATGTTACATCAAAGCTTGCAAGCCTAGGTAATCCCTCTTTAATGCCTCCATAAACAAGTGTATTCCCGTTAGCAAGCTCAAAAGTATTTGCTTCATCAGGGACATAATCAAAAAGCAAATTTCCTTCTTCTATATCTATAGAAAGATACGAGCCATCATTAAAAAAAGAATATTGATAAGCTGTATTATTTGCTAATGATAGTTGAGCTTTATCAATAGTTTCTATAAGGAAAAAGTCGCTCCATACGGATTCGATATTTACTCTCGCAGCAATTTCTATTTTTTTAATTAGCTTATCGCCTGTCTGAATAGTAACATAAATTCCATTAGCTTTTGTTCCATCGGCATAATAAGCTTCGTCATTGGCTTTTGTAGGCAATGGGACTTTGCTTATTGCACTCCATACACTTTTCTCTTCATCATCAAAAACAAACCTATACTTAAACTGAAACAGCTTTTTTCTGAGATTATTTATACTTCTTCCAGGAGCGTCAAAATAACTACAAGGAGGATGGCTTATTGGCGGAGCTTTAATTACCTTAAAATAATCGAATATTACATCATTCGTAGATGCAAGTATTGGTAAATTTGTTATGTTGAATTTTAATGGCCTTTTTAATGGGTCAATAAAATATACTAAATCACCTCCATTGTCCCTGTAAATAATTTTAATATCTTTTATAATCTTATTAGGATTATATTGGCTATCTGTTCCCCATTGAAAAATACTTGTTCCTCCTGTATTTGTTCTATCCTGAAACAATACCGTATGATTGCCATTTGTTACGTCTACTAATATTATTCTATGATATTGCTGAGTATTGAATGTAAAATAAATAATCCTTTGATTTGTTCTGTCAAAATGAGAGCCGCATATCCAATCAGTACCTCCAGTTGGAGCTGGTGCGCCTGGTATTAATCTGTTCCCAGGAAGGTTAACCAACCCCTCAGAACCATTGCTTACGTTCATGGCATACGTATACGCTCCATTTGGCAAAAGCTCAGGAGACGCATCCGTATTCATTCCCTTATTAAAACCTCTTACATCTACCATAATTATCCTTTAACAGCTAATACTTCACCTGCTCTAATAATATCGTTAATCTCCCAAATCCTTACAGGGTTGATTCTGAACTTCGCTTTCTTCTTCTCTCTTACGTAATTCAGCCTGCGCTGTTCCTTACTCATCTCCTGAAACCTTCTACCCATAGGCTTATACTCGTGGTCCTTCCACGCAATCCAGGCAATCATGGCTTCTTTGATGATGATGGGGACTTTGTACTCTTCGTCGTCGCGTGGAGAAGAAAGATATTCCAGTATAACGTATTCATAAGGGAAGTTGTTATCTAAAAATATGATGCCTTTTTCTTCGTCAATACCGAATTGGCCGGCACTCATCAGAAATCCGCCCAACCCATATAGGTTGAACAGCGCACCATTATTATCGTAATTAAGATATACGAAGTCTCTGATATTGGTAGGGTCTACAGGAGCGTCCGTATTATTGGTTGTCCTTGTGCTGAAATCCAACTGATAAGACGTAAGATTAGGATTCTTGCTAAGTGTAGCAATCTCTCCTTCGCTGTTAAGTACGCCTACCTTTACATAGGCTACATAATCAGAAGGAAGCTTTACCGTCTTATTTGGAAGTACAGTAAGCTTTTGCGTCTTAGGCATCTGATAAATATTAAACAGCATATCCTCCAAGCCCCTGAAAGCAATATTCCATAGCCTTCTGTAGTGCGCCATGTTCAGCTCGGCTTGGGAGATATACTCCTTAACCACTTCGTCGAGATGAATCCATCTCGCTGTTTTCATTGTATCCATTACTTAATGTCGTTGCCGTCGTTACTAATGTCCTGAATGCCCATCCTTGACTTTACCCTTCTTATGACTAAGTCAGTAGCGGCAAGTCCAATGTTATCAGGAATATCTGTAGAATCAGGAGTAGCCTCCGAAGTAACCATCCTGACTATACCCTTTAAATCCTTTAGATTCTTATAACTCATCATATAGAACGTAGAGCCTTCTGTCCAGCCAAATATCTTATTCTTGGGCATAGGAAGCACTCTCATTACATCTATCTCTTGAGGAGCAATCTGAATGACAGTATCTGTCAGCTGGCCTTCTCCGCTTTTAAAATATACACCTGCAATAGCGATACCTCTAGGAAGACCAAGAGGAACCTGCGGAAGAGACAGATAGTAATATCCCGTATCGTTGTCCTTTGAGACAACTCGGTTCTTAAATGTAGCATAGTACATGTCGTTCATGTACGTGATGCTTTCCATTTCAGCAGACTCCTTATAGCGCTGCTCCATTACAGTAGCTATCGCCTGACCAAGCCAAAGCGATATCTCGTTATCCGTAATCTGAGCATCGTCAAACGGAAGGCCGTTATTGATGTCTCTTTGTATAAGTTCTATTAACTGCGCTCTTGTCATTCACCTTGCATTTTTGCTGTTTGCGAAACACGAACCAAATCAGCGTCTTTAAGATTAATACCTATCAAACCAAGCTGTATAAAGATAAGCTCATTTATCTCCTGGTCTCTCCATTCGGGATTTACAACAGCACCACTTGTCCCAGACGAGTCATAAGTAGGTACTCCTCCAACCAGTGTAAATGGCCATGTAATATCAGCCGGCTTCCTGACATACGTCATTATCATCCTGTCAACATCATCTGTTCCTGTTATCATCCTGAATCCGCCATCGTATTCATAGTAGTACGGATTAGTAGCTGAAGGGGGGTCAATAACAGAGCTGATAGCGCTATGTATTTGCTCGTGCTTCACCCTTCTGATTCTTTTCCCATCTTCTGTATTTAGACTTAATAACTTCAGATAATCAGGATATTGCGTCTTTACATTTGCCAGCTCATTAACAGACTTTAAGATTACCCTTTTGGTAAACGGAGCAAGCTTCTCTTCAACCACCTGCGTCATGTGACCGCCTGTGCGAGCCACTGGTCTGCCTGGTTGATACTCTTGCACCTGACCTAAAATCCTGTTAATGAATATTCTTTGGGCTGTGTTGAACGTATTTACAAACTCATCAGGAGCCAAATACCCGTGATGATACTTGTTGCAGAGGTATTGAACATCCTCGTATACGGTATTAGAAGTAGCCATACATCAAAGATAAAAAAAAGGCCACTGTAAAAACAGCGGCCATAAACCTAAACTATGAAAAAAGCTATATTTATTTCAACACTTAAAGGACTTCTTTGAGTCGCTTGTAGAAGGCATTAGACTCATCTGTGTCGGAAAGGATGAAGTTTGCAATGACTTCAACTACCGATTTTCCAAATGGAATCTCTGTGATTACCTTGTCGGAATCCTTCCATGTGAGGTATCCTTTTTTAGAAGCTACATCAAGTACGCCTGCATCAAGGCCTTTCTTTACGAAATACTGAGCTTTAGCAGCCGGACTTCCTGATGTACTCATAAAGTATTCAGGCTTCTCAGCAGCCTTATTGGCGTAGTCTACGCGTACTTTAGCAAGAGACTTCTGCTCTCCGTACTGATTAATCATCTGGATTCCTAAAAACTCGGCATGGATAAGCATATCTTCTACTTCAGCATTCATAGCTGTATTGATAGCTCTCAGCTTCGTTTCTTCTTTTAACAGCTCTTTGTTCTCAACATCTGCGCTGTTAACGAGCGTATACTTAGGCTTCTTGCCTTTCAGTCTCTCTTCTTTCTTATCGTAGTCATCGCTGTTCAAAAGGAACTTTAACAGCGTCTTGTTTGTTCTTGGAACACGCAGGTATCCGTTGTTAAATACGATGTCCAGCTTGTTTCTCTGCAAATATTGCGGAGTATAGCCTTCCTGCTCATCCATAAAGATGGAGCTTGCGCCACGTACCAAACGAATAGTTCTTACGGATTGCGTTTCGCTGTCATATACAGGCATCTCATTTACTACAGACTCATAAGCTTTAGGCTTTATCCCTTCAGGAGTTAACAGCTTAAAAACGTACATCTCTGGCTCTTTCTGCTGAGATTTGATTTTAAACTCTGTCTTAGCGATGATTTGCTTGAGTTTGTCTCCTTCTTCATCGAACTCCTTAATGGGTCTTTTAGGTCTTTCGATGGCATCTTCTGTAACTACTGGCGCATCGGACAGCGCATTTAATACCGGTAGTTGCGGCTCTTGTTTGACTTGTTTTGTAGGCATAAATATTTATTTGAACAAATATAATAAAAAGCCCCCGAATATGAATAGTCAGGGGGTTATTTATTCACTTAACACAAAAAAACAAACCTTTGCAAATGTAACAAAAAACCCCGAAAGTAAAAACAATCGGGGAGTAATAGAAAACAGAGTCAATCCAAGAACTCAAAAATACTTTATTAATCTATTCGTGCTGAATAGTTGTATCAACACTATTTAAATAAAAAACCCCCCGAAAATCGAGGGGTCTTTTTTATGCTTAGTTAAGATTAAGCACTCAGGCGCACGAAGCGGTTTGCAGCGAACACACGCAGACCAGCATAGCACAGGTGGTGTACGTTCAGTTCAGCAACATCGCTTGTAGGACTCTTAGCGAAAGCACCAGTTTCCCAAATGTGCAGGTCTTTGCCATTCACATTGTTGTAGGTAACTTCGATAGAGTTGTAACGCTCTCCAGTTTGAGGGTCACGTCCTTGAGCCATCGGAACTACGATACCGTAGTTTTTGTACTGATGGTCAGTAGGAGTAGCACCGTATACAGCTTCAGGAGAGAACGGCATGTACTTCTTAATGTGGAAAGTATAGCCATCCATAGTGATAGAACCGAAACCGTACATAGCAGCAGCTTCTTTGCTACCACCTACAGTACCCCAAAGGATAGCACCAGCATCGTACAGGTCAAACAGTTCGTCATCCAGCTCTTGACGTAAGAACACGTCAGCAAGCAGGTGATTCTCCATAGAACCTCCGTTGAAGTCTAAAGCACGAGTTACTTCGTGTAATTTAGCTCTGTCAAGAGAACCAGCAGTATAAGATACGCCAGTACCACGGCTTTCGATTTGGTCGATAAGACCGATAGTGTTCTTAGAAGTAGCAGAAGCGTTTGTGTTGGTAATTTGCTTACCGAAAACAAGAGTAAACTCTTTGTTGTTCATGTAACGCTTAACAGCATCTTCGAGACCTTTGTAAGAGTAATTATCACCAAACCAGATTTCTTCAATCATAGCACGGTCAGTTACTCTCCAGTCTTCGCGGATTTCAGAAACGTAGTTCAGAACTTCTTCAACACGAGGAATCAAAGCATCTCCCTTAGAAGAAGCTTCGCCTACCGCAGCTTGTCCGCGGAAGAGAATCCACTCGTTAGCATCCAGACGACCATCTACAGTAGCAGACTCAAATTGTTGAGTAGAGCTAAGAGGACGTACAGTTGCAGTGTGCGCACCAGCAGAAGTTTTGTCAACTGAAACTACTTTACCTTGGATACCAGTAGAAGCGATTTCAACTACTTCACCTACACGGATAGGAGATTTAGTTCCGCTGTCATAGTGAGAACCAGAAGTCAAAGTGAAAGTAACAGCAGAACCATTGGTTGCACCAGTTACGTTAGCTTGTACTTGAACAGCTTGGTGTAATTTACCCAAATCTTCCCAGTGACGGATAGTTTGAGATTTCACCTGTCCTTTGAACCCGAGCATTTCCAACAGCATAGTGTAGTTCTGAGAACCATACTTGCTGATGAATTTAGGGTAGTACTGAGGTTTTAAGATACTAAGGTCACTAACGATACCTCTCGTTAGACCTGCGCCAGGATTTACAAATGCTGACGGTTTCTCTGAGGCTGAATTGTATGCCATTTTTTGAGATTTTTAATTGTTAATATTACGTGTTACCAAAGAAATAATCCACCATTTCCTGCTCCTTACTCAGCTGTTCGTTAGGTTGTTGCCTCATTGTCGTGTCCTGAAAGTTGGCATTTTTCAACCCTTTGATGAGTAGCGATTTCGTATTGTTTACCGCCTGACTTACATGTGCATCAATAATCTTATTCAGATTCTCCAGCACATACACATCTTTGGCGATAGCAGTAGTATTAAAGCTACCATCTTCTTTAATGTAACGAGGTACAAAGTAGTCCTGTAGAGTAAACTTCTCAAGCGATTGTTTCAGATTCTGCTTTTCAGCCTGGTCTATAACAAACGATGTTTGGAAGTCTAGCTCATCGTCCTTGTACTTAGTTCCAAAACCCGTAACCTCATTCATGGCCGAGTCAATGGATTTTACGTACTTGTCCCTGAACTCCTTTATAGCAGCTTCGTCAATTTCGTTCCCTTGTGGAACTTCAGCTTGACTTGCGCTCGTTGCAATATCTGGAAGAACTATTTCCTGTTTCTTTTCCTGTAAGAAGCTTTTGGCTTCCTTCAAGTCTTTCTTTTTAAGACGCTCCATTGCTGCCACCTCTCTTTCATATCTCTTCTTAGCCTTCTCAATGTCAGCAGGGTCGTCTAAGTCTTCATCAATATCCGGCTGGTCTACACCATATCTGCTTTCAAATTCATCTTGCAGTTCAGCATCGGACAGCTCAGGGTTTTCGTATTTGAGTTTTAACTTTAAAACGTTATCGGCATCCAATTTGTCAACATTTTCAAGTTGCTTCTGTTGCTGATAGACGTTCATAAACTCATCTACCTTACCTTCCTTCAAATATTCAAAGACCTTCTTACTTGTTTCGTTAGCAAAATTAATTTCCTGATTAACAGGTTTTTCAGCAAGTTGTAGTATTTCATCAACACTTTTAAACTTACCGTTAGTTTTTTCTGCTAAAATAGCATCAAAGTCTATTTGTGTTGAAGGATTAGTTTCATGTGGAACATTGCTGTTGCCTGAAATGGCCTCTTCTGCTGCATTTACAGGCGGTTGCGAGTTACCACTTTGGGAACCTTCACCTTCTTGTTGCATCTCACCGGATGCGATTAAATCCTCGAACATCGAGGCATTAGGATTACTCATTGTTTTCTGTTTTTAAGTTATTAATACTTGGTTTTACCTTTCATCTTGCCCATAGCAGTATTTGCTTTTTTGGACATAGTTGCAGGCTTACCTTGTTTCTTTGCCATTTTCTCTTGCATGGACTTAAATGCTGCGTTCTTTTTTGCTTTCATTTTATTTGATTTTAATTGATTACGAAGATACTTATTTTCTGTATTTAGCAACCTTTTTAGCTACGCTTTTTGGTTGTTTTACAAACTGCTTACCTGCTTTGCTTCCTTCTGCTTTTGCTCTGTTAGTTGCTGCCTTCTCGGATGCAGATAACGAACCCCAAGCTTTCTTCGGTAAATACCTGCGTTTACCTTCTGATGGCTTGCCTGATGATGTGGTCCATTCCTGCTTAGTCCATTTAGCTAACTTGTTATCAGATGATTTAGCACCTTTATAACCACCACCTTTCTCTTTGTATATTTTAACAGCTAACTGCATTGCACGAGCCGAGTGCTTACCGCCCATCTTAGCTTTTGCCTGCTGCTTGGCTTTCTCCCAAAGAGCAAGATTAGTTTTTGTTGCTGTACTCATATTAGTATTTACCTTGTCTTGATTTAGGAGATGACTTAGTAGAACCACCTTTACCAGCCCAAAGCACCTTACAAGCCCAATATCTTGCTCCCATCTTATCGTTAGCACTACTGCACTTATGCCTTGCTTTAAATGACTTACGAGCAGCAGCAGAATAGTTATGACCGTAACCTTCTGCTCCGAAGTGGACAATCTTTTCTTTGCTTCCCTGACAAGCCTTAACCATCATCTTCTTACCAGGTCTGGTAGAAGAGCGAGGCTTATTACAGGGCATTTCAGATTTCTTTACTGCCATAACCTATTTATTTTAAGTAAGCTTTATTAGTTTTTCTGTAATATACAAAGTCACTAGGACTTAATCCCTGCTCTTTAGCTGCCCTGTCCTTTGCTCTCTCTTCAGCTGTCATCATATTACGCTTCTGACCTTCCTTCGTCAGCGTCTTCCCATCTGGTCTTAAATGACCTCTTTTTATCAGTATCTTAATCGCAAGAGATTTACTTCCAACCTGAGCCGTTAGCCGGTTGACCAACTGATTGCGACCCATGAACTTTTGCGTCTCCATTATTTTCTGATTCCTAGCTTTCTAAATGACCCGTAGCTTGACTTTGAAACAGCTTTCTTTTTCTTCTTCATTGGTTGATTCACCATCGGAATAACAATCATGGCATCTCCATTCTCTTCTCCATTCTCGTCCTCATTCATTTCATTCTCCTGCTCACTCATGTTATCAATGGTCTTGATAGCCTGATACAGAGCAAGGAACTTTGTCATTTCCTTACCTGTAAAGTTCATGCCTGCCATCATCCTGTTAAAGTTCTGTATATCTAGTATCATTGCTCTTCAATTAATTTATCTAAGTCTTGTTGCTTCTCTTTTTCTTGTTGGATAGCCTCTTCAGGGTCTATTCCTTGCGCTGCCAGCTGCTCCCTCATGGCCATCTCCTGCTGTTGGGCTGCCATCTCTGCTTCCATCTGAGCCTGCTGAGCTTTACCTGCAAAATAGCTATCCACTATCTCCTTCACATAACCCTCTAGTGGTTTGCCAGTCTGAAAAGACATCTTCAGTATTTCATGTACGAAATTCTGTACGTTCTGCTCTTCTTTTGCTTTTGACAGCTCCTTATCTATAGCCATCTGGGACTGCGCCTTAATCTGCTGTATTTGAGCATCTGCCTGAGCCTTCGCCATTGCACTTCTCTCCTGCACCTGCGCATTCATCTCGGAGTTCTGTTGCGCTCTCTGCATCTCCACTTCCGTCTTCTTAGCCTTAGCACGAACAAGGAACATCTCCTGTAACTTCACATTATCAATTCTGCGAATCTTAAAGGCATCGTCAAAATCAATAAGATTATTCTGCATTGCAGTATTAATCATTGACTCTACATACGCCTTCTCCACATCATCAGGAAGCATCTCTAATTTGAAGTCAAAATACATGCCTGCAAGGTCAGCGTTGGTAAAGTACTCTCTGTAAGCCTTACCGCCATACACAACAGAGTCGTGCAGGAGGATTCCTATTTTTGTAATCGTCTGCTCACATATCTCCAAATAAGAGTCATAGATAAAATCAGTAGCATTATTAGATTCGCGGATTTGAGATTGTAAAACGCCTAACCCCATCTTAGGATTAACGCTTGAACCTTCTCTGTATTCATTTATACCTACCTCATCTCTGATTTTACCAATATAGAAGTTGTAGACCGTGATGGCTGCCTGAAGCTGAGAAACGTTACCAACATTTGGTAACTCATTCATCGGCAGATTCTTTCTTTCTCCATCCTCATCTACGCTGTTATAATAAATATTACCCGTTTGGTCATAGATTCTTTGAAGTTCAAGCGGCTTAATATTGCCCTGACCAAGGTCTACTTCTTTAAGTCCTGATATGTCAACAGCGATACCAGCAGGTCTCATCTTAGCGATAAGCTGCTGTATCTTCATGTGAGTAAGCGTAATCATCCGTACAGAAGAACTGATTCTTTCTGCAAGCGGAGTATTATTCATGCCGATATTATTAGGCATGTACACCGAATAGCTAAAGTAAGCTTTTGACAGCTCTTTAGGATTCGATGGACGTATCATACGAGTGTTAGGAGCAAACTCCAAAAGCATCTTTGCATTAGTTACAAATGCGCCTTTGTAGATTACTTCCATCTGCTTTTCGATAACCAGCTTATCTTCACCAACCCCTTCTGGTCTTCCTTTCTTCTTTTCTACATACTTTCTGTTATCTCTGTTCTTTTCTACCCAGTACATCGGTCTTACCGTCTTGGCTTCAAAGAACAATACCTCGATAGCGTACTCATCATAAGGTCTTGAACCAGGATTAATGTACTCATTCTTCCATTTAAACGTATATGGGTTCTGGCAGTCCTTTGATGTCTTGGCTATCTCAAACATCTTCTCTTCAGGAAGATTGTACATCTTTCTTAACTCATAGATTTTCATTGACTTACGATGCCCCATAATAGCTGCATCTCCTAAGTCATTCTTCTCTGAGTAAGAACTGAAATAGTCTATCGGATTGATATACTCTACGATTATTGACCCGTCATCGGATGCTCTTGTGTAGGTAACTCCGTATCCTGCGTCTCTGATGCTACAGAGTAAACTTCGTTTGATATCGTTCCAAGCGTTGGTGTGCATGACCATTGAAACACCTCGCTCCATGAGGATTTCTTCAGGTGTTCTGTAGTCAATGTTGAAGAAGATATCCAGTTCATCATAACTTTGCGGTTCAAAATCGTTTCGTTGTTTCATCTTGCCAAGTACCTCGTCGGCCATCTTGGTAAGTTCCGGCTCGAGCATTCTGAACTCGGCCATATCCCTATCATACTTTTTGCGCTTGATGCTTATGGGGTCAACAGCTGTACACTTAGGCTTTTCGGCTCTTTTCATAAACCCACCTATAAGTACCTCCATAAACTTAGGAGCAATCATGGGAGGAGTCCAGTCAAGGTTTACATAAGACTGCTTACCATCAATATTGAGGAACTGCATGTAGTCTCTCATATCCTGCTTGCCATAAGACAGCTTGATATTCTTTGAAATCTCTACATTTCTTCTCTCAAAATACTCATTACTTACAATGGAATGAATATACCTGGCCATCTTCTGGCCAAGCTCTGCATCTGTTACCCCTTCAAGATTGAGGTGGAACTGCAATGTTGGGTTGTACGTGGGAGTCAACTTAAACAATTTTATCAAAAATACTAAAACTATCTTATGTTGCTGATGTCAAAGGTCTGTATATAGGATATAGACTCCTTCTTTTCTTTCAACACATTCCTAACGTCTCCTGCTGCTGCAACAAGCGCAATCATGAACGCAACAGTAATATCCGACTTGGTTCTGTTGAAATGGTCATACTCCATCATATCCTCCAGTATCTCCTTAAAAAACATCTTATGCGAGTAGTTATCAATCCAGAACTGAGCAAGTTCAAGTTGCTTATTCAGCGAGAACGGGTCTTTTGGTGATACGCCCCATGTCTGTATGGTCTTGGCTTTCCTGTTAGGGTCTATAACAGACTTAGGGGTTTTGGTAATATAGTTCTTGTAGCCCTTATCAATAAACCATTCAAAGTAATCATCATTGGCATTTTCGTAAGTAGCCTTGCATCCGTAATAAAATGCTGCCATCTGCACTTCGGTATGGAATTGATTCTTTGTCTTAGGTCTTCCTACATACAGCGCAACTGGTAGACCTGTATTCTCAGGGTCGGTCGGGTCCTGCTGTTCGTACACTACGATAACGCCATTAGAGCCTTTCCCTACGATGATGGTAGATGCAAACGGGTCAACTCCTATCTTATACATGTGCGTATTGGTAGGCGTCCTTCCGCTGTCACCCCAGTGCATGGCATTAGGTTCTTTTGGCTGCTTTAGTATCAGCCACTTACCATTTGTGTCATCTCGGTAGTCTACCTTATTTTCTGCTGCCCATCCAAATGTAACCCTACGTAGTGGGGCAGGATTATCTTTAAGGTATTCTATCTGCTCACGAATAAGACCTACGTTAAAGAAAGACTCTGAATCATCGGCAGCAAAGGCTTCCTCTTCGCTAAAAGGCATCATCCGCTTTTCCTCAAGTCTCATCTCATCATCCTCGATGGCATCTATCTTCCTTCTAAGGTATTCTTTTGCTCCTAGTCTTATTTCTTCTCTAGTAAGGGTTGTAGTTTCCAAAAGATAAGCTTCCTGGTCTTTTGTTGGCTTTTCTATTACGCTCATCCCAAACCTGTCGATGAACCCCTCGTACCCATCGTATGCCGGCTTAAAGTATCTGTAAAGTCCTGATGGGGTAGTCTTATGCGTCATCTGATTAGACTCATTCCATAGTACCTTAAATCCAGCTCCACCATCTTTAAGTTTATTTACGGTTGATGGCATCTCAGCAAAACCTACCTTTCTTGCACCTTTTTCTAAAGTCTTCCTTACGATTGACCAGTACCTTTGGATTGGAACGTCTGATGGGAACTTACCCCCTTCATCAATCAATAGCCTTGTAGTTCTTTTAGAATCGTAGCTGTTTAGCTTTGTATTTTTGAAATCTATCTGTGAGTTTAGACCTTCTGGCTTTTCTTTGATGGATGTCTGCTGCTTTTTTTTAATCCTGGATACCTGCTTCATAAAGCGCAGTATCTTTTCAGGGTCATCACCTGCTGCGATATCGGGCTTTAGAAACAGCGGAAGGTTACGAAACGCATACACCACCATCTCCTTGAATACCGACTTAGCATCATCCCCTGTCTTGGATACGATACCACATTTAGCCTGCTCGGTAGTAGTAGCTGTATAGATAAGATTGGAGGAGGCTTGTGATGTAGCACCCTCACGACGAGACTTAACCCTTATAATCCCTAGTACATTACTAGACTTCTCGCAATAGTCCAAGAACAGATAATACCTTCTGTCGGAGTCCCTGTATTGTGGCCGGTCTCCGTTTTCAAGGGTAAAGAAGTTAAGAAAGTAATAGTATTTGCCGGTGATGTAAGTTGGGTATCCGTTATTCATAAACCAGTACCCATCACGACACCTGGTAAGTTCCTGCATGATAAAGTCCCACTGCTCCTCGCTCCATATAGGATTGCCGTCAGAATCGTATTCAAGCTCCTCAAAGTAGTTCGGTATTTCTGTATACTCGAAGAACTGATGACTAGGAGGCCTGTTGCTGTTCGGCAGTTGCGACGGATGCGGTTGCTCCGGAAACTGGTACGTTACCCCGTATATATTTAGGCTTGATTTTTTTGACAACTGTCTTTTCTTTTTTTACGAAGTTAAGAATACTATTAGCAAATGTCCAACCTCTTTCTGTCAGGAAGTACACATATCTTGTGCCAGTATGGTTCTTTTCTCTTCCTACAAGGCCATAGCTAACAAGTCTTTTTGTAAACTCATTAAGCTTGGCATGACCGAGCTGGATGTCTCTTTTAAACATAATAGAGGTAGCGCCATTCTCATGCTGAGACAAGAAAAGCAAAGAGATAATATCTCTGGGCATCATCTTGGTCTTTCTCTTTACCATACTAAGCTTAGCGTATATCCTTGCCCAAGCTAGCACATTGATGTAGTTGGTATTGATGCTTTGGTTAGGGTCGTAGAACTTAAACTTAGCTTTCAGCTCTTTATATACTTTCTTTCTTAGCGTGGATTTATATTCCTTTAGTTGTTGCTTAGCCCTTAGCTTAACATTTTCTATACGTTTCTTGTATCTTTTGACAGATGCTCTATGATTGCCACGCTCTCTTCCAATCTTAAACCACACCTTCTTATTGGTCTTCTTTGTACTTTCTCTTACCCTTACGTATCTGTCCCATGTCTTTTCATACAGCCTTTTGTACTTATTGGCTTTGGACAGGTCTTCTCTGCTGCGTCTTTTGTATTCTTTAATCATCCTCTCAACAGCTGCTTTTGAGTAGCGCTTGCCGGTGGGAACAAGTATTCTTTTCCTGGGTTCGTCTGTTCCTATAACTTTTGGTGGTGGATAGTTGGTATCTTCCATTACTTTCTGATAAAATGTTCAAGTGGGTTTTTTGATACAGTAGGCTTTTCTTCTTCTTTATCAATGCCTACCTTTAATTCCTTCTTCAACCACAGCAGGTTCTGAGCTACGTCTTTGCTGTCAACCATAGCCTTCCATACCCTTTCAAATGTCTTATCGTTCTTGGATTTGAAAGATACGTACTCACCATTCAGGTCTTCTGCAAGCTTTACCAGCTGATAGTTCAGGGCATGATAAAGCCCTTGTAGTCCATCAGCTTTGTAGACTTTTAACTCCGCTTCGAGTTCTTCAATCCTCTGTTTTAGTTTCAGTACGTCTGTCATTTAATTTTGGTTTATGTTCCCAGTAATATTCGCAACTACCATCTTCTTTCATTGGTGGCTTATCAAAATACATCTGTCCAAAATGATAAGGCTGCGAAATATAGCGATAGCAAGTATGTCTTATCTTGCAATGAATAGCGTGGCATTTCACTATGTCTGGCATTATATTCCTGTTTTATGGTTTAATAAAAAGTTACCCCATTGTTCAGCCATTGCGTCGGCTATTCCTTGATAAGTCTTACTTCTTTCTTTTGATTTATTGCTTCCTAGCCAATGTATTCTTGTTCTTTCTTTTACAGGAAGCGTCATCATATAATCGTAAACATTATTTGTTTCATTTAGCTTAGGCAATCCTTTAAGCCACAAGCAAGTTTTTTTCTGCTCAGGATGACCAAACTGAAAAGGATTTATAATTTGGTCAGGCTTTCTATATCTTGAACTCATTATACAAATAGGATTTTCTACAGCTATGTACTTAACTGGAGCATTTACAAATTTCATAAAAAAGTCAGCAGCTTCATCTTGCAAATAACGAGGCTTTACTCCTTCCTTAAACCATCTCGCACCACTGACAGCCAAGTGCGTACATGGAGGATGCGCAATAATTAAATCCCAGCCATCATTTAAAACTTCCAGCACATCTCCTTTTATATGCCACTCAGGATGACCTCCACTTTGGTCTTGTATATCACAACTATACGCCTCGAATCCTTTTGCTCTGAATGCCTTACATACAGTTTGACTTTCTTCGCAAGCTATTAATACTCTCATATTCCTGTTTTATGGTTTTCTGTTAATTGGTATCCGTGGTCGATGGCGATGATGTCTTCTTCTTTTACTCGTATCAGACGGTGCTCTCTGCCTTTATCAGCATATACAACCTCATAGTCCGCCATTGTCTCAACGATTACAATATCGTTCGGTTTAATGTACTGCTCCGACACTTTTTCGTCACTATTATTTGCAACTTTTGTGACAAGAACACGGTTATTTTCTTTCTCATCACTCAGGTCTGTTAATACTAGAGCGGATGTTTTAGCTTTCTTATAGATTCTTTCTGCAAGGATATATCCAGGCATAGGAGCAGGATTACCTTCTTCATCAAAATAAAAGAAAATATTCTTAGGTCTTACGGCATAGATATACAGCTTTTTATTTCCTCCGTATACGCTATCGTCTTTTGTAACTATGGCTTCTATCAGGTTATGGTCTGCAAAGGAGTTATGCCAGCATACAATCCTAGTACCCTCTTTTAGACCAAGATGATTGTCCGCATAGACGACTGCATTAACAGCATTCTTCTCTCTTTCGTTCCAACCAAAGTCTTTGTCGATGAATAATTTAATGTCTGTTCCTTCGATGGTGTGGGAGTATTTGTCTTCTTTGTCAACGACTACGACAATCTCTCCGCGGAGTGGTTTGTAGTTCATGTCTGTTTTCTATTATGCAACAAATATAGGAAACTTATATTACAAAAAAAAGCCCCTCTAAAAAGAAGGGCCCATTAACCAAACCAACCATTATGAAAAAAACCAAGCTTATGGATATACCAAGATTTCGATTGGGAAGCTTGAAAGAACGCTGTCTTCCAGTGTTCCACCAGCTCCTGTAGTAACAGTAACTACGTTATCACTTGTACGTACTGCAATAACATTTTTGATAGCAGCAATAGTACCAGTCTCACCAGGCTGCATGATAAAAGTTTTATCAGAAGTAAAAGCTCCAGTAAGAGTAGCTGTATAAGTACCAGCAGAGCCACGAGCCCATACCAAAGTACCACCTAAGCTGTTCTCAAGAACGGCAGCGGTAGGAGCAGCAGTTGTTGCCTGAGTAACTAAAGCACGGTAAGTTTTAACAGCGACATTTCCAGCAGGTGCTGAAGAAGTAACAAGTGACCATACACCTGTTTTACCAGCGAAGATATCTACTGAGTTAGCTGTTCCAGAAGAAAGCCACTCGAATACTCCGTAGTCTTTTACAAGTACGGTATAATTGCTACGACCTTCAATTGCAGCGAGGTCAGCTGTTGAGTCAACAAGTCCTTGCTTATTGCTACGGGGTTTAATTTCAATTGCCATTGTTTATTTTTTAAATTTTAAAAATTACTTTTCTTTTCTTGGTAAGTACCAAAGCTGCGGCCATAGCACAGTAGTTCCTGAACTAATAAATGTTAGTCTATAGTACAGAGCTGTTGGTTGAGACTTAGTAAAGAATGCTGTATTGGTAACTACGTTAGAGAGCGCAATGCTGTCAGTAGGTATAAAGTTTACGTTATCGAGACTTTGAGACAGCACTACCTTGCCGGCAGCAGTACCAGAGACCCTGGTAATAACAGGCTGTAGTATAATGCCATTAAGTGTAGTGGAGAGGGTAATGTTTTTTACTACCGTGTCGGCATTAGTTAAGGTATCTACACCTGCAAATTCTATCTTTTGTGCCGGTTGAGCATAGGACTTACCTACTGCTAACAGCACCATAATGGATAATAAGACTTTCTTCATTAGAAATATTTTTGTAAATATAGTAACATATTAGCTGTTAACAGCACCTAATTGTATGCACACTTATAGAAACTAAAAACCCACCAGCAAGACTGCCGATGGGAATCAGTTCTCTTTCGAGGCTTTCACGAGATTCAAAGATACAACTTATTTTGATAAAAAAAAATATTTTAAATAATTTTTTTATTTCAGATACTTTTATTAATTTGCTGTCATATTCAAGTTCTTTCAAATAGGTTCCAGTGATTCCTTAATATCACAGACACACTGCCTTTCTCGAGGTAGTTACGGCTTTCACGAGATGAAGCTTTAGCGCATCAATCCTAAGCCCAGAAGTCGGGTAATAACTGTCAGCATAGACAGCCACGTCTCCCCGATAGTGTCGCAACTGGAATAAGTATATAAAGACCTTTATGGGTAGTATCTGATGAGAAATAGAGATTATCTCAGGACCAAGGGATACTACGAGGGTGTACCACTACGGTGGCAACGTACAGCATAAAGCATAAAACTTATTCTAATGTAAGCGAAATTCATCCCGCATCTAAGGGGACTTTCATGCCTTCTCGTAAACAGCTTCCTACTCGATAACATAGCTCGCTCCCTAGTATTTTCAAGCGCTTCTATCTTCTGCCGGTCGCTCGCTTTATATTTTGTATTTATTTATTTAATAATTCAAAATTCAAAATTTAGCTGTTAAAAATACAGAGTGATTGAGTTTAGGTAAAGTACATAAATGCTAGGGGTTCCCCCCTCCCCCATCCGCACCACCGCATCGGGGGAAATCGATTCCTGCTACTGAGTACCCTCAAATGTTCGCGGGATGTTCACTAGATAGTTGCTTCAGTCTACTAACTTTGTAGAGTATAAAGGAAAGTCTATCTAATTGGTAGACAATGAATTAGTCTAGTAAGTTGGTAGGGTGGGCATCCCCTCCGCTCCTTTCCTGATTATAACCTTCGCAAATTTTACCACTAACTTTTTTTTATTACATTAATAAAATTATTTTCTAGAATATGTAATAAGATAGTTTTAAATGTCACGGGTTATTGTGTTAATTGATTTGAGCTGATAAATTTACTTTCCTTCATTTACTTTCCTTTATTACTTTATTAAATATTATTTAATGGTCTATAAACAGTAATTTGATATTTTCTAATTAACAGCCCTCCTTATTGAATGTTTTCTAAATTTTGACATAAGTGTTTTTTATATGAATTATTCGCCTTAGCTTTGTGAGCGAAGCGAACATGCTTCAAAAGTTAATGTTCTTTATTTATTTATTCATTTTTAAATCATGTTATCATGAGCACACAAACAAACAACGGGAGCGCGACCGTAACCAATACGCGCCAGGTAGTTAATTTGTCAACTACGAAAACAGGCAAAAATTTAACGGGAAAGCAGTTAAAAAATAAGTTGGCAAATGACAAGGCAAAGGAATTGAGAAAAGCCACAAATGAAGCTCAAAAAGTAGCTACACAAACGGCAAAGGACGCGGAAAAAACTTTATCTTTTCAGTACAAAAGGCTTCAAAAGTACGCTCAAAACTACTGCATCTCTTTGTCTCTTGAAACGGGAAAGGATGTATCCTTCGAAAGTATCAAGGCGCTCAAATTTGCTGATTTTACGCCATATATTACCGAACGTGAAACGGCTGTATTTTTCGGTAATTGGTCGTTTCCCCGTTTCTTAACAATTATCAAAAGATACTACAGAGCGGAGGCAAAGAATACTTTGTCGCCTGAGCAGATATCGGAACTTTCCGCCATAGTTGACGAAATTAACGCGGAATAATACACCCTTACACCCCTATACGTTAAAACGTACAGACAAAATTTTGCTTGTCTAGGGGTGCAAATATACCGGAAAAAAATACAGATATCCGGTAAGCATTGGTAAAAAATAGCCGATATATCAGGCTAACAATTCAGTGAATTGCTGATATATGCTTCATGCAGTGCATGAACGGGCAAAGATATGCAAATGTCATCTGTAGTTCTTTTGGGGCGACATTGCGACATATTTAGGATAAAGTAAGGATATTCAATATTTACGTATAATCGGGTAAAATTGCAGTGCAGTCCGGTTATATCGGTAAAGTTTACCTAGTAATTTATTTTGTATCTGTTAAGCATAAATTTACTTTATTCGCGTTAAGTCGTTTCTAATTATTCAAGAAACGGACAAAGTAGCCCTGCATGATGCTGATGCAGTATGTTTTCCATGTGGCAATAAACGAACAACAAATGGTATTTAAGCGGAGCAAACCGCCTATACACCGGACCGCCGGAAGGTATGTCATGCAATAACTTATTTATGTTTATGCTCAAAGTAGACATGCCGGTAATTAAAACAAACGGATAACTTGTATTTTCGATTTATCATTATGCAAGTATGTGACTATCTGTTAACAGCAATGTGCAAACGTCTGATTCTAAGGTGCAAACGTCTCAAACAAACCAACAATATTCACCTAACACAATTAGTAAGCCGGAACCGGCATGACTATACTCGCCCTGATGTCGAAACAAAGGGTTAATTGTGCAAGGTGCAAACATATTGTTTTTAATAAACTCTCTTCAGGGAAAGTAAAGACAAGTGCAGGTGATTAGCGCGCCAGGTTCGATTCCTGGCTTTCCCCTATATCTGACAAAACAGATATTTTTTAAGCTTATGAAACAGTTACAAAAAGCATTTGCCAACGTAAATCAAACGGCAAAATCTCAAGGCGTTTGCCCTATTCTTGTTGTGTTCAATGGATTATGCTTTGTTGATACTGAGGTGAAAAGATTCGAGAGAGAGAAGGCTGTCAAAGCGCAGGCAAAAAGAGGCGGGAAGTACAAAGCGCCACCAAAATTCACAGGCATTTTTAATTTTTAAACTAAATCAAATAACACAAAACAAAACAGCATGAAAACCAATTACACAAAGGTCTGCTCAGCTAAAGATGGCAAGGTCATCCGCTCAACAGACAAACCTATCAGCACTCACGAAAGAATCATCATTGCCTTAACAGAACTTGGCGAAGATGTAAATGAGTTTAACTTGAAGGCAAGCTTCAGGGCTCACCAAAGAAAATTAGCAAATCCAAACCTTAACCCCTTCAACTAATCAGCCATGACAGTAAAAAACATGAACACGCTCAAAGCAATGGAGCGCAAAGGATTAATCGAACTGCACAGACAAACCGGAAGCAAAATTGCAGGACTTTACAGCAACCAGAAGTTCACATGCTACTATGTGCATGACGGACTGACTCAGTTCCAGTACAAAAAGCAGTGGTACGGCATTAAGTACTTTTCCGGATGCTTCTTCCCTTATGTAGTAAAACTTTTAAACTAATCAGCCATGCAAAACGAAAAACTCGGCATTAATCTGCGGACATTGCTAGATACTAGCATAAGTATAGCACTTCGCAGCATGGATTTATCTAACTACGAACAGCGAAATAAATTCATAGACATGATAGAAAAGCGCATCATTGAAGATGCAGACTGGATAAGCATGTCTAATGGTACGACGTACGAAAAAACTTTCACCCCTAAATCTAATAAACAATGAAACATTCAGCAGAAGAAAAACAGAAACGGACAGAGCTGTTAATCGTAGTAATTATATCCATGTTCGCTATTGCAATATTGCAAAATATATAAACCATAACACAAACATGAAAAAACTAATCATCATCGTAATTATCGGACTATTTATGTCAAGCTGTTCACCTTATGTAAATGTAGGCGGAGAAGGTGGCAGATGTAAGGTAATGGCTCCTCGCAAATTTGAAAAGACAAGGTCGTTTCCAAGTCGCTCTCACCCCATGTACAGAGCAGGGGTACACTAAGATGTTTGTTTTGTGTGAACTAGCCGGTAACAGGTAAAGCTGACCGGCTTTTTATTTTACACAAAGTAAACAAATCACTTTACTAAATTTAAAAATCGTAAATCTAAAACTTAACACAATGCAAATTAATTTAAACAAACACGTATGGGAAGGATGGACAGTCGGAGACTTTATCGACGACCTTGAGCCTTTATTCGACATAGTTAGGTCAAACGCTTCAGAGTTCGGATGCTCAGCGTTCGAAACTAAGGAAGACGTAAAGAAATGGTGCATGGATAATCAACCAGGATACAAAAAGTATATACCAGAAGTAGTCAACTACTTCGCTAGTAAAATAAAATAATCATTCACAATTAAAACCAAACACAATGACACAGACAAAGACAGACTACCAAATCGAAATCATCCATGATGAATTTCCGCAAAATCCACGTATTGAATGGGACAACCTAGGCACAATGGTATGCTTCCATAGAAGGTACACGCTAGGAGATATTGGTCACGGATACCGCGCATCAGACTTCAACTCATGGGACGAACTTAAACAGCTAATTATAAAGCAAGTAAAGCCAGCTGTTATCCTCCCTGTCTACATGTACGACCACAGCGGAATGACCATCAGCACATCACCATTCAGCTGCCCCTGGGATAGCGGACAAATCGGCTTCATCTATATCGGCAGACTTAAAGTAATGAAAGAGTATAACGCAAAACGCATAAGCCGTAAACTAAAAGATAGATTAACCGAATATCTGAAAGCAGAGGTAGAAATATATGACAACTACCTGACAGGCTCTTGCTATGGATACGAAATAACTAAGGACGGAGAAACTATTGACAGCTGCTGGGGATTCTACGGAAGGGAAAGCGCAAGGCAGGCAGCAGAAGAACAATTAATGTACTACAAATCAAAAGAAGTTGTATCTTTGTAATTATTCACCACTAAAAACAAATCACCATGAAGAAAGAAGTAGGAACATGGGAATTAAAAGAGCTGGGATTCGATAATATACACGAATACTTTAGCTACATCATCGACAGCATCACAAACGGGCAGCATAAGCAAGCCAGGATTCTATGGTTTGACCTAAGCAAGGAGCAAAGGAATCAGTTTCTGGACTGGAAAGAAACTTATGCCCCTGCCGCATCCATCAGGACAATTATTACTTAACAAACAAAACCAATAACAATGACGCAAGAAAAGCAATCAGTTCCAGGACTACACACTGTTGTGGTCTATGACAATGAAGGAGAAACATTTGACAGATACACTGTCTATACTCCCGATGGCAGCGTATTCGGGATGAGCGAGAATGCTGAAGGTTTCAATCAATACTTAGGCGAATGGTATGAAGTAGAAGAAGGCGACCACCTAGGCAAGAAACTAGACAGCATACCTGAAAGCATAAGAGAAGCTGTAATAAATAGAATGACTAATTAATAATCACTTAAAACAAATCACTTAACAATTAAAAACAAATCACAATGGGAACACGTTCATTAACAGCCTTCATTAACAAGGCAAGGGAATCACAAGAAATCTGCGTAATGTACCGCCAATACGATGGCTATCCTGAAGGGCATGGCTTACAGCTAGCCGAGTTCTTATCAAGCGGAAAGATGGTAAATGGTATTTCGGTTGGTGAAACAGAACTCGTATTTAATGGTATGGGATGCCTGGCTGCCCAGGTAATATCCTACTTCAAAGAAGGGCCTGGAGGATTCTATATAGAGCCTGCCGGAACAAGGGATGTTGGCGAAGAGTATATCTATAAAGTATACACTAATGACAATGGGCAGCTAATGATGAGATGCTTTGACGTATGGAAAGGCAGGACTATATTCGTCGGCACTCCTGAAAAGTTCATAGCTAAGTATGGCAAAGTAAAAGAGACAGCATAATTATTCATTCACTTAAACACACAAACCATGAAACTAAATCTGTTATCAATGGGTAACGCCAAGACGCCCAAAGGAGAGAAGCTTGGCATCCTTACTGGCATCCTTTACCTTGCGCCTGCTAAGATATCAGGCTACGAGGTATGCCCTCGCAGGTCAGCTGGATGCACTAGCGCCTGCCTTTACTCAGCAGGACGTGGTAAGTTCAGCAATGTTCAGCAGGCTCGCATCAGACGTACTAAAATGTTCTTCGAGCAGCGTGAACTATTCCTTAACATGCTTCGCCTTGACATTAGGCTGATTGAGCTTATGGCAAATGACAAGGGCATGACGCCTGCCGTACGTCTCAATGGTACGTCAGACATAGACTGGACAAGGTTCGGCATCATGGAAGAGTTTCCTAATGTAAGATTCTACGACTACACTAAGGTACTCAACCGACTGTCCAAGCCACTGCCATCCAACTATTCCGTAGTCTTCAGTAAGAATGAAGCTAATGACGTAGAGGCAGACGCAGCACTTAAGATGGGATTCAATGTATCTGTTGTCTTCGACCTAAGTAAGAATGACGATATGCCTACCACGTACAATGGCATACCTGTCCATGATGGTGACGAGACAGACGCGCGCTTCCTCGACCCACAAGGCGGCTACATCATCGGGCTTCGCGCTAAGGGTGATGCTAAGAAAGATTCATCAGGATTCGTAATTCATTTATAATAATTAAAACAAAACAACATGAGTAACTCATCAGCACGTAACAGAGACATTATAAGAGATACGCTTGAATATCTCTCAGCAGAACAACGCCCCATAAAACTTACCCTGCGCCCTCCGGCATGGACTAATATAATAGAGCCAGAAGATAACATCATGGAAATCAATGACGGGGAGGATGGGGTGTTCGAAGGGATACCTGAAAGCTTCTATGACGAGATGGTCAAATTATATCATAACCAAAATCAATAACACATGCCACTAATATTCTTCATACTAGCATTTTCACTGTTCACCTACGCTGACAAAGAGCCTAGCTGTATCGCAGGAGGTATCATATTCTCTATACTTGGTGCTGTGTTCTTTGACACAGGACTTCCTGAGAAAAAAGAATCATTGTTCAAAAAGAAAAAACGTTAACATGACAAAAGATATCAAAATAGAAAATGCTTTCAATGTACTTAAGGATGCAGGATATTATGTAGATGTTCTTTGGAGTATATATGATGTTAAAAGCATACATCCATGTACTGACGAAGAAGCCTATCGAATATTAGATGAAGTAATGGCTAGCCCAAGTGTAATGGAATCTATTGCGGATGAAATACTAAAGAAGTCGCAAAAGTAGGTTTCACTATCACGCGCGCTTGGTCGGCTTACCGCCTGCGCCATTACGCGCCCGATTCCTGCTCTGATGCTCTTTGACAAGCTTACCGCTTCGCTTATGGCTCATATCTATATCGTCACCATTGCCGTATGTTCCGGCTTTGCGATTGGCTTTATTGAGCTTAGAACGGTACTCTCTGCGCTCGGCTGTGCTATGGTACAGCGCATCATAGGCAGCCTTGCGCTTCTTGGCATCGGGATTCTTATCGTAGTATTTCTTAGATTTAGAAGGCATAAACAAATTTAAAACAAATCTATATGATTAAAAAGATTTTAAAGAAACTGGACAAAAAAAAGACGAACAGAACGAAGAAAGACTCCTGGGAAGATATCATAGGCAGGCACTATGCCCTATCTGATGGGGAGTTCATCGACGAACTGATAGCCAACTACGAGCCACCAAAAAGAAAATCAAACATTCATAACAACTAAAACAAATCAAAATGAAAAATTTAGAAACAGATTATAATCGTGTTAAAACTTACGAAGTATTTATGGACAGAGGTGGCGATGTTGCTTCTAAAAAAAATATATATGTTAGAGCATACTATAACGAAAGCATAAGCAACGAAGATAATTGTTATCAAGTAAATGTTATGTACTATAGAAATAGAGATACAGATGATGGCGATTATTTTGACGAAGAATTTATTACCACTAAATCGCCTAGTGAAGCCGAAATATTAGCCGATAAAATTAATAAATATGGCTATGAAGATTTTATGCCTAAAAATTTGGTGGTTTAAATATTATGTACTATATTGCATTAAAACAAACCATATGGCAAAATTATTAATCATCCTCGGCATCTTCGGCATAAGCTGTTACTTATGGGCACTTGTGCTGGAACTCAAAGAATATAATTCAAATAGTTGATTATTCCATAAGCAAACACAGGTGATGTTTCTACATCTGCCTGGTATTTTTTTAACCATTAAAACTTAACACAAATGAAAGGAAGACTCATCTCGGTAAACTTTATCCCTCACGCCTACTCAGAAACGCTATCCGCTGCATTCGAACTTACAATGCAGGACAGAGCCGAACTAAAGCCTGACTGGCTAGGATGCGGATGTCTGTTCGATATGGAAGGTGGCTACGCTAAGCTAGTACCTGACAGTATAATACCGGCAGGTAAAAAAGCAGAGCTATGGCACATCATGAATCTGCTCAGCTACGATGACATGGACAGCGACCAAAAGGTAGACGCTGTTAAAGAATATATTCACAATCACTTCTAAAAACAAATCACAATGAAACTACTTCTCTACAAAGATGAGCTTAACTCATTCATCGAATCTTACGAATCAAGTGTCCTCAAGGAGTATATCAAGTTCTCCATACACCCTTACGAAACTAATGGCAAGCAAGGAGTAACAGATACCTATTGGGTAAAGTTTGATGAAGGTATGGATGAAAATGCAAATCTGCTGAACTTTATATTCAGAGCAGGAACAATTCACGGTAAAAATAAAAACAAATAACAATGGAAAAGTTAATCGAACACATGATTCAAATCGTTGAATCCAACGCAAATAACAATCAGGCTACCATCCCCGATGTGGAGGCGTGGGCCATCGCATGGAGAGAAGAGGCATCCAAGCTTCAGTCTCACTCATGGATGGAGGTATGGAGCGAATGGATAAAGAAGGACAGCAAATTCGGAGTCATAAACTTCCTGGACTACCTAACAGACAATTACTATCCACCAGTAAAAAAGGAAGCGAATGAGGCATAGGATAATAGAAGATGACAAGTCTATAGAGTACAATGGTAAAAAGTACCTGCTAAGGAGGATGGAGTTCGAGCTGTTTAAATACCTTTGCCTTAACGATGGCAGGATAGTAAGCAGAGAGGAGATAATGAGCGAGGTATGGAAGTACGATAACCATGTAGGCAGTAACAGGACAATAGACGTACACGTAAGGAGGATTAGGAAGAAGCTACCTGACTGCCCTATAGTCACCAGAAAATGCTACGGATACACTATTAAATACTAGACAATGATAAAGAAAGACTACTTAACGTACAAGCAGACAGACCCAATGGCTATTGTGTACGAGTATTACAAGGAGAAGTTTGATAAAAGTAAGCACAAACACTTCATGAGCAGAAAAGAATTTGATACCTTTGCTCCGATGTATACTGACGTAAACAGCGCCTACATAAAGGCCTGCCAGCACTACGATGAAGCTCTTAAAGTAGTCGAGCTTAAAGACAAACAAGGTAATCCTATAATGATATTCTAAATCATCAGCCTCCTGAAATTATTAATATTCTAAAAAATGTTAGAAGTATTAATGAATTTAAAGGGACAGGGGGCTGTATCTTTTTAACATTTAAAAACAAATCACATGAGCAAAATGAAAGATGTACTTATCGACCAAATGAACAACCAGTCAGCGACCAAATCAAATGCAGAGTACCTGCGCTATGTAATCGATAATCTATCCAAGCCAATGCCTTACCAGTGGCGTGTGCAATCATTCAACAAAAACAATACCAAGTGTACCTGCGTAGCCTACATCGACGCAAGGCAGGCAATGGATACGCTTGACAAGTATTGTGTTTACGGATGGACAAAGAAGTACCTTGACATCAAGGGTAGCATCTACTGCTCCATCGGTATAGTGATGCCGGATGGAAGTATCATCGAGCGCCAGGACGTAGGCTCAGAAGGGAACTTTGAGGCGGAGAAATCAGCAGCATCCGATGCCTTCAAGAGGGCAGCTGTCAACTTTGGGGTAGGCAGATTCCTGTATGACCTTGATATTGTAGACCTTGATGCAGGTAGCAAGGACTTCAACGGCAAGCAGTATCCTTTCCCAGCAGATAAGAACGGCAATAAGATATGGGATATTACAGAGCATATCAATAAGATGCAGGGCGTAGTTGATGGAGTTCATCCGCTTCAGGAAGCCTTACAGAAGCTGTCAGGTATGAGTGACAAGGCCAAGGCTATTGAGTGGGCAAAGACACTTCCAGATAGCGTAAAGACTCACCAATCCTTCCGCCAGGCATTCAGTAAAAGATTCTAATAAGAATGAAAATTAGATAAAAATAGTTCTTTTTTTTATGAAAAAAACTGGACATTTTGCTCAGTGTATTGAGCAATTTTACTCAATGCTTCGGATAAAAACCGAACTAGATATTGTTATGTTACATAACGTATGGTGCTATACGCTCGTTTTAATGGCGTATAGCACGTGTTACAGGTAGTAGGGATTTATACCACAAAACTTAATTAGAAGTATAAACAAAAAAGAATTTAAAAATGAGCGTAGGCAAAAAAGAAAAAATTAACGTATTATCATTATTTGATGGTATGAGTTGTGGACAGATTGCATTGAATAAAGTAGGAATTGAGTATGAAAATTATTTTGCTTCTGAAATAGAACAAGCACCTATTAAAGTTACACAACACAATTATCCTAATACTATACAATTAGGAAGTGTATTAAACGTAAAAGGTTGTGATTTGCCAAATATAGATTTACTAATTGGTGGTAGTCCTTGTCAATCTTTTTCAAATGCTGGAAAAGGAGAAGGTTTTGATGGGAAAAGTGGTTTGTTTTGGGAATATGTACGAATATTAAAAGAAGTAAATCCAACTTATTTTTTACTTGAAAATGTGAAAATGAAAAAAGAATGGAAAGATATTATTTCTAAAGAATTAGGAGTTGAACCGATAGAAATAAATAGTTCTTTAGTATCTGCTCAAAATAGACCGAGATTATATTGGACAAATATACCAAATGTTGATGTTCCAAAAGATAAAGGACTTTTATTTAAAGATGTATTAAATACTGATTATGAATTTAAACCTTTAACTAAATGGTTTTTTTCTAAATGGGGAGATAAACAAAAAATAGATACATTAAAGACAATTGATGCTGAAAAATCATTTTGTTTAACTACAAATAAAAGCCACTCAAAAAACTATTACTTAACACCTGATAAAACTATGGCTCGTATGCTTGAAAGAGATGAAGTAGAAAGATTGCAAACTATACCAAATGGATATACAAATATTGTTTCAAAAACAGACGCACATAAAATGATAGGAAACGGATGGACAGTAGATGTGATTGCTCATATTTTTTCTTTTTTAAGAGGGGAGGAAAAATTTTTAAATTCTTTTTCAAACGAAAATGTTTAATCGAAGCGATACACCCCTATTACCTGTAACTAATGGCTTCACGCAATGCGTACTAATACCCAAAATGGCAGGATAGGCGAAACAGAACCAGTAAAATATTTTTATTAATCACTTAAACCAATAAACAATGCAAGTAACACAAGAACTACTACAGCACAGACCGCTGTCATTCTCATCTCTTAAGGAGTTTATGCGCTCCCCTCAGCACTACGTTAAGTATCTGGCAACAGACAAAAAGCCTACAGATGCTATGCTCTTCGGGTCCATCTGCCACAAGCTAATCCTTGAACCGCAGGACTTCGATAAAGAGTTTATCATCGAGCCTGAGTTCAACAAGCGTACCAATCAGGGCAAGGAAGACTATGCAGCATTCATCGCAAAGATATCAGAGCAAGGCCTTACCGCTATCCCACCTGCCACCTACGAGAAAGCTGTTGAGCTGGTAGCTGTACTCAAGCAAAGCCATGTATACAACTACGTAAAACAGCTTACATCCAAGGAAGAAAGATTCGATAAGGTGCATGACACAGGGCTTCCTATCTGCGGATATATTGATGGCGTAGCTAAGGACTTCAACCTGGAGATTAAGATAGTATCATCGGCAGAAGCTGACGATATCATCCGAGACTTCTATAAGATGAAGTACCATCTGCAAGCAGGCATCTACAATTGGGTGAACGGAAAGCCAATATATTATTTAGTGGTAGAGAACAGCTTCCCATATCTTAGCCGAGTGCTGATAGCCTCAGACCATTACATAGCAGAAGGCAGAAGGATGTTTGATAAGGCAATGACGGACTTTAAGTTCTGCATTGACATTGACAACTTCAGCGCAGGATATGAGTTCTATACAGGAGTAGAGCCTCTCACCTTATCACTCCCTCCTTGGGCAAAGAAAGGAGGTGGCGATGATTAAGACGCTAGTATGCCTCACGTATAAGATAGGATTCACGCTTACGTTTATCTATCTGCTCTGTATCGTTATAGTAAACATGGCCTTATTAATTAAAAAACTATCAAACTGGTTATTATGGAAAAAGAACAGGATTTAGTAAAGGTTCCGGCAGAATGGCTACCTATAAATGCCATTGACTTATTCTCTTCTGGCAACTTCAAAAGTTTACAATCAGCAAACTTTTTTACCGATGACCTCAAGATGAATGGCGAGACATTCTACATCAACAAAGACGGATACCTCATACACGAAGACAGAAGGATGTCCGTAGTTGTAGGCGAGCCTGAAATCAATGATGGTAAGGTATGCCTTGTGGTAGACACCTCCCACCGGCCAGTCATGGAACATAAGCTCAGGAAACTTTATTCCGTTGTTTGGGATAAAATGTGTATCTTGGTGCTTCAATTCAAGGAAAGCAGAGTAGTAGAAGCACAATCAATCATAAGACATGTACACAATCGGTAATGCAATCGAAGCAGTTCTGTCAGAATTAAAAGGTAAGACAGGGCTACACTGGTCAGCACAGCTAACATCCAAAGGCTTTATAGTCTACAGAAAACCTCGCATTGACGAATACGTAGTCAGCGAGTATAACAAATGGAGAGATGCCTGCTGTACAGTATTTAACGTAGAGTATAACGACCTTGACAATGATGACAAGAGCAACAGCTTCGTAGCGCCAAGGCATTGGTGCTGGTACATGATGACATCTGTATCTATGCTTAATGTTGACAGCATTGTAAAGATGCTTAACAATCAGAAGAACAGAACGTCTGTGCTGCATGCCATCCGAAAGATTCACTTCTATATCCATCGTAAAAACCCAGACAAGAAGTCCCTTGAAACGTTCAATCAATTGTTAAATCATTATCAAAACTCAAATTAAACATTATGTCAAAGTACGACAACTCAAACACAGCGGTATTATTTAAGAATGACAAGAAAGGAAACGAGAAAGCCCCAGACTACAAAGGCAAAGGTGAAGTAAATGGCAAGGAAGTAGAGCTTGCTGCCTGGGCAAGAAAGTCTGAAAAGGGAGATACGTTCCTTTCAATAAAGTTCTCTGAGCCATTTAAAAAAGATGGTAATAAAACTTTTACCAAGTCGGCCGAGAAGCCAGCATACAAGCAGCCGGAAGAAGACGGCCTTCCGTTTTAATAAATAACAGAGTCAATGCAGATGGAGGCCTGCCTAGCGCAGGCTTCTTCGTCTGCAATCGTTAAAATTTAATTCACTATCACGCATGCCGAATGTAACGCTGTTCAAAGACATCACCGATACAACCAATCCAGTTATTCAGTCGGTCGATAAAGTGCTTGGCTTCATTCGTGATGGCAGATGGAAAGATAAGGTAGAGGCGGTCAGAAATGCACTCCCTAACCAGCAAGATAGCCTTAAAATTGCACTCCCATGTATCCTTTATGCTGGAGAGTTCACTATAAAGTTAACAACCGATAAGGGCGTTGAAACTTGCAGAAAGGATGAGTGCCTGTCCAAACACTCCCACCTTGTACCCATCGACATTGACGATGTTGACAACATAGACGAAATAATCGAAACGCTTAAGAAGGACCAGTTCATCCATGCCTTATGGAAGTCCCCTTCAGGCAAAGGCTGTCATGGACTGATTAAAATAGGGGATGGCAAGTCTCATCGCAGGCACTACACTGCCCTGATTAAAAAGTATCCCTTCCTTGACTCAACAGCAAGGAATGAATCTAGGATACTGTTTGCGTCTTATGACCCTGACCTTTATTACAACCCACGCAGCAGCACATATTACGATGTAGAGGATGAAGAGAAGCCTCAAGGCGAAGGAGGCATGGCTATATCAGGTCAAGGCACTACAGACTACCGTAAGGTGGATGTGGCTGCTAAGATGGTAAGGTGCGCTCCTGATGGAGAGAAGCACAACATCCTGCTTAAAGCAGCTGTACTTATGGGAGGATATGTAGCTGCCGGCAAGGTAGAGCGAGAGGTCGCTGAGACACTTCTTTACCATGAGATAGGTAAGCGCAATGTAGACAACCTTGCAACAGCTCAAAAAACCATAAGCGATGGGATAACCTATGGGATGCTGATGCCCATCCACGAAACAGAGCAGGCATTTAGTGAGGCTGTAGAGATGGTGGCTGCTGCGGATGACGAGCTTAAATTCCTGAGTAATCTGGATGATGATGAGATTTACATCAGACGCTTCAGGCATGGCCTTATAGAGTCCGGCAAAGGCTTTGGGTATGAAGAGCTGGATAAATACTTTGTGCTTAAGGAGGCGGAGTTCTATGCCTTTGTAGCGCATTCTAACGTAGGTAAGACCACCAGTATCTTATGGTTCATGCTTGTATCAGCTGTCAATCATGGGTGGAATTGGATGGTATACACAGGAGAGAACACCCCTGCATCCATCAAGATGAAGCTCATAGAGTATCTCACAGGAAAGAGAATAAAAGAGGTTCCTGAGCATTGGCTAAAGCATGCTATTCAGTTCGTCAATGACCATTTCTACCTGATAACAAATGACAAAACTTACGAATACAGCGAGCTTTTACAATTTGCTGAAACGCTGTCAAGAAGAAAGAGTCTGAAGGGAATCTTCATCGACCCTTATAACTCACTGAAAGCCAACGTCACCATGTCCAAGAGCAAATATCAGTATGATTACGAGGCCTATAGCGATATGCTGGCATTTACCAACAGGACAAAGATTACGCTGTTCCTGAGCGCCCATACCAATACAGAGGCTCAGCGTCTGCTTGATAATGATGGGAACCAGAAGATGCCTCATGCTACGATGGTGGAAGGTGGGGTTGCACTGTATAACAAATGCCACAACTTTATCGTGTTCCATCGAAAGATTAAGGATGAGGACAACTGGATGTATACGGAGATTAGCGTAGATAAGGTAAGGAATAAGGATACCGGAGGGCAGCCTACCATCAAGGGTAAGCCTATCCGACTGAAGATGGCAAGAGGAGTTGAGTTCGTAGACGAGCAAGGCGCACTTCCATTTAACAGGGACTTCCTCCCTACCTACAAGGAAGCACAAGAAGAAAACTATTTTTAACTTAAACAAGAATTGGTTATGACAAAGAAAGATTTTTTGAGGGAACTTAAAAGTTACTTTACCGATATCGACTGGACACCGGCAGCTGAATCAAGAGTAAACCTACTGCTTGAAAGCTACCATACGACTGCCAAAACAAAGGTGCTTGTAAAGCATATCTACGTTGACAGAGAGGTGATGGTAGAAGGTAGCTGTGCTAAAGAGATGGATTACGCTAAAATCGCAGAAGAGGTATGCAGGAACCACAATATCACGCTTGAGCAGCTAAAGGTAAGCAGTCCAAACTGGGCGTATAAAGACGGAAGAAAGGGCACTAGAGAGCTTGTAGACGCAAGGCACGAGTTCGTCAACAAAGTCTTCGCAAGATTCCCTCACTCAAGTAAAGTGCAGACAAGCAGATGGCTTGGATATACCTGCCACTCATCAGTATATCACCTTCTAAAAGACAGAAAGATATGACAGCAAAAAAGTACGCTCAAGAATTAGTTAATCTTTACATGGACATTAAGAATCAAAAGCTATCAGACTACTCAAAGATTTATCTTCCAACTGCCAAAGAGTGCGCCAGGATTTCTGTTGGAGTAGCTTTATCCGAGCATGTTATGAATGATTCAGAATACTCAAAAAGAAGATTCACATTTTTTAAAAAAGTAATTGAAGAGATAGATAATATTTGATAATTCAGAAATAAGTACTATATTTGTAAAACTTTAAACCAAACCACCATGACACAAGAACAAATCAAAAAGACAATCATTTCGTCAGCAACTACTCTCAGCGACGAAGACGGCAGAAGTAATTACTTTGTGCTTACAAATGCAGCCCTGAACGATTTAGTAAAGACCATCCATGACCTTAGCTGTGATGCCTATGCAACAGGCCTTATTGATGGTAAAGACTGCGGAAGATTAGACAACAGATATTAATAAACCAATAAAACAAACTATTATGTACAGATTTGAAAATGAAGCTTACAATAATAAGCTGCAAGAGTGTATTAAAGAATACGAAGAATACAGGAAGATGTTCATGGAAGAGACAGATTTTATGGACCCACAGGCCATCATCAGGAGGCTACAGAAGCTGACAGCATTTAATGCTTCTGTCGGAAGGCTAAAGGCATCATTTGACTTCCTTGTTGATAAGGCTAATATGATAGAGATGAGGAAGATAGACCATGAGGCTATGCCGGCTAAGAAGTTCGAGGCGCTGGTGCGTGATGCTGTAGGTCTTGTCATCATCTTCCCGAAGGCTTTGGAGATAATGCTAAAGGAATCCCACTACCAAATAGAAAGCCTAAGGTCAACGCTGTCTTACCTTAAAACAGAAGCGCAACATATAAACGTATAATATGGACAAAGAAGCAATCAAGAAAATACTTATGGATATCATGGATGAGCAGGATGCTTTTAATCATAAGCTGGTCAAAGTCTATGACCCTATAAATCCTGAAAGCACTATTAAGAATCATATTATAGAAGCCTACAATGCAGGATACGAAGACGCTAAATGCAATCATATAAATGACGCAGAGCAGTATTACTTAAACAAATATAAACCAGTATAACATGGTAAAGCAGAGAAAAGACCCAAGGCAAAGATTAGGCAGTTCAAAGAAAGATAAGGTGATGACAGTATCTATAAGGTTAGCTAAGCCACAATATCAGGTACTCGTTGATAAATGTAAGCAGGACAATATCACCCTTTCTAACTATATTCGTCTTGTATTATTCAGACAATAAAATTAATACTATGACGACTAAATTACCCCCAGACCTGGTTAAGATAATCAAACCAGTTGTGCTTGATAATAACCACTTTTCAGTAAACCTGAAGATATTCCGACCAGAGATGGATAGAGGAGAGACTACCACAAGATGGGAAATCTACGCCTTTGTAAACCATAACTCAGGAAGACTATGGGATGCTGCTGAAGCACCTATCCTGCATAACAGACTCAGGGCAAAGATTAAGTCAATGAAAGACTTTGATGCCGAATACACTTACTACAAAACATTAGCCGATGAAGTACAGGAGCGACTTTGACCTTGACCTTTCCACTGGACAGCAAGGAGAGGTACTTGTACACGATATGCTGCAACTATCCACCATTGAAGTAAAGACAGATTTCCTAGCCGATAAAACGGGCAATATAGCTGTTGAATTTGAGTCATGGGGTAAGCCATCAGGCATAGCCACTACCTCAGCAAGGCATTGGGTGTTTGTTATTCCAAACAAAATAGCCATTTTCGTTGAAACCAATCGCCTAAAGGAGATTGCAAGGAGGTTCTATCAGGAAGATAGAGTAGTCAATGGAGGAGACCTGAACAAATCTAAGATGGTACTAATACCTATAACAGAACTTATTCATGGATAATACACTACTATACATTAAGTGCGATGATGTTCCTTCGAGCATGACGATAGGCAAGAAGAAATACTACCTTACCAATAATATCTTCTACGGAGGAGTGCATTGGGCCATCAGGAAGAAGCTGGTAGAGCTATGCAAGTTCTATCTGATAGGCAAGATGAAGAAGAAAGTATCCATCAAAGAAGACCAGTTCCCTGTTGAGATAGAGATAGTTTACCACTCACCTAAGCATACATTTGACATAGACAATAAAGCCGGATATTGGCTGAAGGTGCTGTTAGATTTGATTAAACAGAACGGCACGGTTCCTGATGACAATGTAAAGTTCATATCCTCCATCAAGTCATCCTACGTAAGGCTTCCACTAAAAGAGAATGATATTCTTGAGATATTCATTACTCAGCACTCTCGTCCTTGATGACCTCTAGCTGAGCCAGCATCTCCACAAAGTATTCGGTAGATTTATCAAGCATATACATACATCTGTCCATTATGCGCTGCTTAACCTGCTTCTGCTGCTTCGTCATGGCATCCATTGATTCCAGATTAGCTAGCGTCTCATTGGCCACCATGTTAGCGTTATAGAACAGGTCTATCTCTTCATCCAATCCCCATTCCTGTACTTCCGGCTCTTGTTCATTATCGTCAAACATAAGACGTTATTTAGGTGAACTTGATAATATATGCCTTCTCTGCTTGATGCTTAACTCAGATGTACGCTTCCTTCCGATAGCACCACAATTGGTACACCTGAATTGGCTATAAGCATTTACTGTTGTATAATACTTCTTCCCTTCATCCTCCAGATTATTACTTCCGCAAGTAGGGCATCTGTACTCATGCTCATCAAGGATAAACAGCGCTGTATTTGGATGAGGCTTAATCCAAGGTCTTAATCTAAGATAAGTCTCCTCCAGGATTACCACATCGTTTATATTGTACTCCTGCATATGCTTAAGAGCATCCTCATCCCCTACGTAGCATTTACTCCACAGCTCAAAACCATCGTGCTTGGATTTTCTTGGAAGACCCAGCATTCTGTTTACGAACTCCAGCTTATTGGATGTGAATGCAAAGTTTCTCTTAATATGCTTTAAGGTGTCAATGGACTGATATGGAAGAGGAGGATTAATTTTATTTATCAGGAACCTTGTATTTAGCTTAGGTAAATCGAACTTATCTCCGTTGTGAGCTACAACAATGTCTGCCTGATTCAGCATCTCCCATATACCTTTGAGTATCCTGCTGTCATCCTGCTTCATCGCTTCTTCACCAGTCAATGCTCCTGAGTAAGTCTGCTCATCAAACAGCCACTTAGCTGCCCACGTAAGTATAAACCAGTCGCTTTCTATTTGGTCTATAGATATGTTCTGATTCCATATCCCCCACACCTTCGCCCTGATGGGAGCTGTTTCAATATCTAGTATCAGGATTTTTGCGCCTGTATCTACCTCTTCTTTGAATGGTTTATAGTTTCTGGTATCGTATGTAATAGGCTTTCTGGTTTCCTGTATTGTCTTCGAGTTTCTTCTTCCTTCTGTCTTATGGCCTCTGTAGTATCTTATATAGTCACGAGCAGACTCTACACTTTTAAGCAAGCCTTTATTCTCCTCATACATCTTCCTTGCAAGAGTAAGGTCAGGTAGCTTAGGGTTAGCCTTGCAGTAATCCTTTGCAAGAATACCTAATTCGGTTAGTTTTCCCATTACATATTTTTAGAAGCCCCTACGGGATTCGAACCCGTACCTCTCCACTAATGCGGAGTTCCTACCCAAGCTCATATTCATTTTGAGTTAGACGAAGAGGCCTGCCTGCAAACTTTTACTGCGTCAGTGGGCATTGCACTCCCATCCTACCTTACGATTAGGCTCTCGTTGCTGACTCCCTTGTGGAGTGAGAGGAACTACGACCCCTTGTACTTCGGGGACATTATCTTCAAATATCTTTATATTCTTCCTTTGCATCAAAGCAAGGACATGACTTAGAAACACCTGGGAAATCTGTATGACCTTGGATGACGGGGAATGTTCTCTGCTTGAGCGCTACTTCGTTTCTTACTTTCTTAATCGTGTCAATGAGAGCCTGCTTCTGAGCATCTGTTCTGTTATCCACCGGCTTACCATTCTTGTCAACTCCACCTATGTAAGAGATATGTATAGACCTTGTATTGAATCCTGCTACGCCATTGGTAGGATTAGCTATATCTGACAGCTGTGTTACATTACCATTGGCCTCAACAATAAAGTGATACCCCACGTTCCTCCACTTCAGAACGTTCTTCCAGTAGTTCCTGATAGACTGAATTTTGGTAGTCTGAGGAGTTGCTGTACAATGAATAACGATGTAGTCTATCCTTCTCATTTTCTTTTAGGCTTAACAAGATTTATCACTATCATCACTAGCCAAAACACAAGCAGGATTAATATATCCCTTGTGCCCTGCGCAGTAAAGTTATCCATATAAATCCAGATATTAAAGCAATTGCTAAATAAATAATTCTTAATACCCAGAATTGAACTCTGTTTCCTATT